TATAGGTGAGTACATTACCCTCAATCCTGATTGATTGCTTGTGATTATTACTAATCTCTATAATCTTTATCATGGATTACACTTCCTTTATTTCTTTATTGTGTACAACTATTATATCAAAAAGGGGTTTACTTTACAAGCATGACCTTACTTTCTTTTCTTCTTTCTTTCTTCCTCTTTCTTGCTCACTCACTTTCTAATTATGAATAGATAAAATTAAAAATATAATTGTCAAAAAGCTAAAAAATTTTAAAATAAATTAAAAAAATTAACAAAAAAGGGTTGACTTTTATTTCATTACCTGATATAATAGTTACATAAGGTTGAGAGAGATACAACCTAGGAGCTATCAAGATTCAAGTTACTACCTTCTTTAGGATAAGGAGCATAGGACTTGTGAGACAAGCCAAAAGCAAAGATCTCAATATTAAAATCTTAAGGAGAAGCAAAAATGCTTAAAATTTATGTAGAATCTGTTTCAAACTATACCCCTTGGTCTGGTGCTGTTAGTACTTATGAAGCTATTGTAGAAGAAAATAAACTAGATGATCTTGATTTTCTTCTAGAAGAACTTTACCCTGAAGGAATTTCTGAAAGTAAGCTGAATGATATTCTATGGTTTGAAAGTGATTGGGTATTTGCACAACTTGGTATCGGTGATGTAGTTGAATGTCACTACTGTGGAACTATTTCAGATGAAGAAGATCTTGAGGAAGACGAAGATGGTTCAAAGCTTTGCCCAAGTTGTCAACATGAAATTGATTAAAATAAAACTAGCCTTATCCTCGCCTTGGTAACTTGGAAACAACGGTTACACTTTAATTTAAATTTTAAAATCTAGGAGAAATAAAAATGTCAAAACAACTTCAAACAATCATTGAAAATGACTTCCATGTTAGCTACAAACCTTCTACAGATCAATTTGTTACAAAAGTTCAATTTGTAGGCAAGAAAACATTAGAAGATTATATCATTTAAGGAGAAAAACAATGAAAAAAGCATTATTTACTATTCTACTTGCTTGTGTGTTAGGTTTAAATATCTACACACTTGCTAAAGTAACCACTTTTACACAAAAAGAGCAAGAAAAGCAGGAATTTGTTCAAAACTACACGCTTAAAGACAAGCAGATTCTAGATGCTTATATTGAAAATGGGGATCACAAGCTTGTTATTTGGTCAGAAGCCAAAAAGAGCAAGTTAGTTATTACAGTAGCCGAAAATGTTTGGAAGTTATCTATAATTGGGAAGGTATATCATGGAAAGATTTAACAGGATTTTACTGAATATTCTCTATATAGGTATTTTCTTCAGTACATTCGCTATAATGTTCATTTTCAAGGCTGGTAACGACTTGTCTAATATTTATGATAGATTAGAGAAAGAAAAACAAGAAACTATAGTGAAAAACCCTAATCCTTCAGACTGTGAGATTGTAGGGAAGACTGATGACGGAGAATACTTACAATTCATTTTGTGGGATTCTCACACACAAAAAGAACATAAAATACATGTTCATCCAAGTGACTATGACCTTTATAAAATAGGTGATATTTACTACTCAGACAAAGATACAATAAATTAAAATCATAGGAGAAATTAAAATGTTAAGATTAGTTATTTATAAAAAGAAAGCTTGTATTTACCTTGTGGGAGGTACTAAAGAAGCTATTATCACTTTTGGAAAAGATGATAGTATATTTCAAATGTGTGGTTATTTAAGTTATCACCTTAATAAAAACTTTTGGGATGGTTACAAAGGTATTTTCCATAAGGGGAAATTTTATGAAGCAAGTGACGCAATGGAAACAGCAATAACTATTAAAAAAATCTTAATGGAGAATTAAAAAATGAAAAACACTAAAAAACGCAAACTAAACACTAAAAAACTATTTATTTACTACTCAAATGTCTTTGTAATCTTTTCTATAGCATTACATCCTGTATTAGACTATTCTTTTCGCTTATTCCTTCTTTTCTACTGTGCTGTATATGTTCTATGGACTTTTGTAGATATCACAAGTGAGGCTCACAAGCTATGATACAGGAAACAGTAGATAAAGTTGTAAGGTTTATTGAGCAAAACAGCTACTTTCACGCTCCTTATCTTGACTTCCTAGGGGTTTATATCCTTGGGGAGTCTTGGGATTGGTTAGAGAAAGGTGACAAGGTTATTTTGATTAAAGCCTATGAAAATAGTCATGATTATCTTATTTTGAACAAGCTAGTGGAAGAAGTAAGGCTGAAATACATTAATGCAGGTACTTTCCAGCCTCTTCTTATTCCTGAAAACTTAAAATTTTATCTAGGAGGGTTAGATGATTAACTTAACAGGTCACAATATAAATATATGTGATCATAAGGGTAACGTTTACAAGATTATTCCAAAAAGTAAACTTACCTTAAGAGCGTATACAAGCTACAAAACTATCAAGGAACTTGAGGGAGTACCTATTGATATTATTGATTATACTATCACAGACCCCTTACCTGTGATTAAAAGCCTAATTGAAAATAATCAATATATCATTGTAAGCAAGATCACAGCAGAAGCATTAAAGAAAAAAGGAATTTCTAAAGGTGTATTAATCACAGGGAGGAAATTCTACTTGGATGATGCCCTTATAGGTGTTAGGGGGTTAAGTCTATATGAATAAAGTTAAAATCAAAGGGAGCTATAAAGAAACACTTAATTTCTTACAGGAAAACTTAAATCCTGAGGATCTTAAGGGATTCAAGTATTTAAAACCATTGCAGAAGATACAAGAAAGAGCACTGAAAGAGTCTCTAGGAAAGCCTTATAGAGATCCTATCTGTGACTATATAATTAAACATAAGCTAGTAGGAAGAGTTAGAGATAATGGTATCATTGATGCTTTAACTTACTCTTACGGAGATTTAAGTAGGTTCATTGAAACTAACTACACAGATAAATTTTTAGAAGCCTATGGAACAGATGTTATCATTCCAGAGTTTGTGCATTTTAGCCCTTTAGAGGATATTAAAGCACAACTGATTGAATATAAGAGAATGGAAGCTGAAGAAAAGTCCCATAATTTCTTTAGAGACTCAAAAGGAATAGAAAGATTCTCTATTATAACTTTTAAAACGCTTTTAGAGGACTATTACAGCGGTTTTGAGTATGTGGAAGGGGATAATACCCCTAGCCTTAAAAAACAGCTCACAAGTCAAAATATAGCCTTTAAAGAGGATGATCTGAAAACATGGGGAGAAGTGAAAGCATGGTTTGAAAACTACTACACAGGAAAACCTAATTTTCATAAAGGTTATCACTATAGAACCCTAATTTATGATTATTTTGATGATAAAATTGAGGATATTTCTAAAAAGTGGGTTTTCTGCGGTTCTTGTCATGCTGAAAGAAAGACAGGAAGTGATACTCCTAAAATTTTAGATGCTCTAGATTATAAAATGCTAAAATTCTATTGTTTAGATGAAGAGTATAACCTAATTCCTTCCACACGTATATATTATTACCAGGAAGGTAAAGATATAGCCTTCTCAGGAACTTATACAAATTTTGGAAATGGAGAGATGGCTAGAAGTGGTTATTCTTTCACAAAAGCTATTATGTGCTTTATCTTTGATAAAAAATTTGAAGACCTCAAAGAAATCAAAGGAATGGACATAAACACAAGTGAGCTGGAAGATGTAGGAATACGTTTCTATGCCAATACATCTCAAGATAGTAAATACAAGACCTTTGGAACAGCTGAGATACTTTCAGGTATTCACATAGATGCTGGTGATGCTTATCATATCCTGAATAGTAAGTAAAAAAAATGACCCTCATTGTTGAAGATCATTTTTAACACACTAACTAGAATACATGAAGAAAATAATCGAAATATCAAAAGATTGAAAATATCGAAAGAGATAACTTATGTATTAAAGTAGTCCTTTATAAAGAACTATATACATTATATCACAAGTTGTGAAATTGTCAACAGGTTAAACCTAAAATTTACAATTCTGTGATATTTAATTGAAATTCTTTATCTGAGCATTAATGAGTTTCAAACCCTTCTTTTACCTGAGCATTGATGATTTACATATATAATAATACTTAATTTATATAATATATAGTTACTTAACTACTAAGTATATAACTACTAGGAAAGCAAGAAAAAATAAATTTGAAATTTTTAAAGAAAAGTGTTGCTTTTTAAAATTATTGTGCTAAAATAGGGTTACACTAACAAATTAGAAAACTATAAAGAAAGTGAGATAATTTTAATGTACATTAAAATTCCCGTAAGCCTTTTGCATGATAATCCTTTCAATTCTATCAATGAATGTATCTTTTATGCCTTCTGTGCTAGCCACACAGAGGATGAAATTATGACATTCAACTACAGTACTGAGACATTGCAAGAGGTTTTTCCTGTGTCTTCATCACAGTTAACTAGATACTTAAGTCATTTAGTAGATTTAGGTATTGCTAAAAATGAAAGCTACATTTTCAGTCACAGAAGTGTTAAGTTTGCAAGTAAAAGAAACTACAAAGTAGATACTAGCCTTTACTATGATAGTTTTAATTATGATGAAAATGGGAAAGCTAAAGATTATCTAAACCTTAATCTAGGATGGGTAATGCTTTATGGTATGAGCTTAAAAACAGCCCTAGTACTTGCTTGTGTATGGACATTCTATATATATCTAGGTATGCCTAACCAACAGTATTTGAACACACAAAATGTGCTGGATATGACAAGCATTAAGGATCGTAGAACAGTGTATAAAGCACTTGACCAACTTTCTGCACTAGGTATCATCACTGAGAAAAAATCAGATGAAAGATACTTTAGACTTATTGAAGTTAATAAGGATAGATGCTTGTGTAATGCTCATCATGACGTTCATGAAACACATGCAAGAGTTAATCATTCTTTTTTAAAGATTATCCAAGGTAAGTCAAAAAGATTTATTAATTCTTTCAAAAGTTACCTAAAAGAAGCTTCTTCTAGATTAGGTGATGTCTTCTGGTATCCTTACAGTATCTTGATAGAAGAATTGCCTGAAAGGTTTAATTTTAAACCTGTAAATGATTGGAGATTTATAGAATAAATGAGTAAAGAATTTTTAGATCTTCTGAAAAGGAATTACACAGAAGATGACTTGATTCCTTTTGCTGTGAATAAGAAATTTTATATTCAAAAACACCCTGAGGAAAGGTTTAGTAGGGAGTTTGAAGAACATAAATATAAAATAAAATTTATTCCTTCACAGGTTAAAGCCTTAAGGGATAAGTTTGATCTCTATATCTGCTTCACACCTGTTAAAAATAACAAACGGGAAAAGGTTAATGCAAAAGATAGCTTCATCATTGCACAAGATATTGATGGAGTACCTATTCCTGAAGATCTTCCTCCTTCATACTATTGGGAAACTAGTCCAGGAAAATATCAAGGTGTATGGGTTTTAGATAATGCTGTAACTACACAGGAACATGAGATCATTTGTAGGAAGTTAATTAAAAAATACAACTTTGATCCTTGTGGTTCTGACATTGTGCATTTATACCGTATTCCTTCTACTAGAAACCACAAGTACGCTAGTACTTTCAATGTATCAGGTATGCAAGGAAAAGGTACTGTGTATAGGAAACGTGAAATTATTAAGCATCTTAAGGATGTAGATATCACTACTTCAGTTGTCACAGATAATGAACCTATAGAGTATAAAGAATATGATTTAGAGGAATTACTACTAGAGTATTCTGTTAAACATGACTTTTATGATATTCTTGGTTCTGATCGTTCTGAGTGGGCTTGGAACATTGAAAGTAAAATGTTTATCAATGGAGCAAGCAAGGAAGAGGTTAAATTTGTTCTCTTAAACGCTCCTAATGCTATGGCTAAATTTACTGAAAGAAATGTAGATGCTGAAGTAAATAGAGTACATGCTAAGATTGAGGCTGAGGATAAAGAAATTGCTAAAGAACTAGAGACTAAACCAAAAGAGCTAAAACGATTAGATAAAGGCTCTAAAGGTATAGTGAGACTAGAGGATACTGAGTCAAGAGGCAAGAAGCCACAGAAGGGCAAAGTCAATATTAAGCGTGTTGATGAGATTGAACCTTTTGATCCTACAGACTTTTGGTTAATTGAGGATCTGTGGCAGAACAACTCAGTTGGTGTAATTGGAGCACCTTCGAAGTCCTTTAAATCAACTCTTACTCTTAACCTTGCTTGTGCTGTAGCCACAGGAAAGCCCTTTGATGGAAGGGAGGTTAAGCAAGGGGCTGTACTTATCATCCAAGGTGAGAATAACTTATCTATGGAACAGCATAAGATTTACTCTATTACAGGTGAGACTGAGTTGCCTATCTATTTCGTAGATGACAACATCACAATGGATCATATTTATAAGCTTAAGGATAGCATCATAGAGCTAGGAATTAAGCTTCTGATTATTGATCCTATGTATCTACTTTTTGGTTCAGGGGATATAAACAAGCATAAGGATATAGTTCTAAGGCTTGAAATGTTATCTGCATTGAGCAAAAAAACTAACTGCTCTATCATGTTAGTACATCACTCAAGAAAGCTTGAGAGAGGTGCTAAGATCCAAACCTCAGATATGTATGGTTCTGCATTTATTGAGGGATGGTATGAGTCAATGATTCTTCTACAGCGACAATCTAACAATTCATCAAGGATGATAACTTATTTTAGAAACCATAAATCAGGAGATGTTTACGATCTTGTTGTTGATGATAACATGGGCTGTAAAGCTTATAAGAGAAATGATGACTCAGGATATGAGCCTGACAAAATGGAACTAACTAGACTTACTAAAAAAGAAAAGGAAAAATTTGAAAATGAAAACCAATAAAGTAACAATTTTAACAGTAGCTACACTTGCTACACTTGCACTTGCTAATAATGCTAAAGCTGATGCTCAGGATAGCCCTGTAAGCTCACAGGAAGCTCCTACAGCTCTTGTAACTCAACCAGAGGGTAATACTACCACTGAAGCTAAACAGCCCACAGAGATCACAAAAGAGGGCACAGAGATCACTGTTAAAAATCCTGAAGTTGTAATTGACCAATCTAATGGTACAGGAAAGTTTCAGGAATTTACTGTAGAGTACAAAAACATCAAGTTTGCTGATGATATGCCTATTAATGCAGATGATAAAGTAACAATGACTTTCCCTGAAGAGCTTAACTTTCAAACTAAGTATGAATTTGATGTTAAAAACCCTGAAGATGCTGTAGTAGGTAAGGCTTCTACTAATCCTGAAGATCGCACAGTAACCACTGTGTTTAATGACTACTTTACAAACCATCCATTGAACAAACAAATGAGTCTCAAACTTGATGCAAAATGGACTGACAAAGTAGAGTCAGGAAAACCTGTTTCTGTGAATTTTAATGGTACAGTTGTTACTGCTAACATTGGAAAAGAACAAGTAATTGGTAAAGATGAGTTGATCTCTAAGTGGGGATCACAGGATAAAGATGATCCTTCTGTGATTAATTGGACAGCACGTATTAATTATGCCAAGCGTGTTCTGAATTATGTAACCATCATTGACGAAATGAGTGAAAATCAAAAGTTAGTTGATAACTACTTTGAGATCAAGAACATTGAAAGTCTAGATCCTTGGATTGATAAAGGATCTGCTATGGATCTTGTAAAATCTATCAGTAAGTCAGATCATGGATTTACAATCAAGATGGATCGCTTGGATCACATGCTATACATCAATTATAAGACTAAACTTGTCAATGCTGTTAAGGATAGTGTTAATCCAACTAACAAAATTGAGTTGAAAGCAGAAAATGATGGATCTACCTCATATAGCTATGTACAGCTTGTTGGAGGAAAAGGTGATGCTTCAGGTGAAAATAAACCTACACCTACCTTTGAAATTCCTAATGAAGCACCTAAGTATGAAAAACTTGAATGGCATGGAGGTATTCCAGGTATTCCTGAAGAACGTGAGAAACCTTACCTTCCAATTGAAGATGTTCCTGTGCTTCCACCAGCTCCTATTGTGGAAATTCCTGAGCTTCATATTCCTGAAGAACCAGTTAAACCTCATGAAGATCCTAAGACTCCTACTGTGACTCCTGAAGATAAACCAAAAGTACCTTCAGAAAGTCCTAAGGTAGAGCCTAAGAAGGAAGAAGTGAAAGTAGAAAACAAAGGTGAAGTTTCACATGAAACAACTGTGACTACTTACAAAGCACCAATGCTTCCACAAACAGGATCAGAAACAGGTGTAGTCCTTTCTGTGTTAGGTTTAACAGTATTAAGCCTCACAGTAGCATTTAAGAAAAAAGAAAACTAATTACAAGGGGTGAAATTCCCCATGACTTTAAAATTTTGGAGAGTTTAAGATGGAACTAGGTAAAGTAATTAAAGATTTAAAGGATATGAGGAACGCAGGCTTTATTGACTGTAACATTCAAAACACTTTGGATAAGCTAAATAAAGTCACAGAAAGTGTTGAGGTAGATCAGTTTATTGCTGATTGGTATGAAGAGCATAAAGATAATCTTGAGTATAATATTTGGGATTGGATGAAGTATAATCTTGAACCTAAAAAACGAGAAAATGTAGTCTTCTCTCAGTGGTTAGGTAAGACTGTAAACAATCCTGTAGAAACACTAGTAAAGATGAAGCTTTTTGGTTATAAAGTAAAAAAGGTAAAGCGGTATCTGGTGAAGATTAAGGGTGTGAATAAAGGATTTACGTTTTTAAAATTCGATAAAACTATGGACAGTTGGTATTTTGGGAACGATACAGAATATAGATACAAGAAAAACGCTCACACCCGCAAAGAGTTAGAAGAAGCAGGGTTTGAATGGGTATTTAATTGTCCAGGAATTGAGATTGAGGAGGTAGAGAAATGACAGTGGAACAATTCCTTGGATCTTTATCAAGCTTGATGTGGACTACATACTGGTCAGTACTTGTGTACAAATGTATTAGAAACAGGGAGAAGTGAAATGGATGATAAGCTAAATTTTATAAGGTTTTCAGTAGTTCTTATACTTGTAAGTATGTGTGGTTTTGCATATTGTATAGACAAAAAGCTAGATGATACACAAAATGAATGGAAGCAAATTGTAGTTAAGCAAGGTGAGCATATTAAGAAGCTTGCTGAGCAGAATAAGGCTCAGGATGTTATCATTAACAAGCTCAATGCTGAGTACAATCTAAAGGGTAAAAAGAAATGAGTAGAGAAGGATGGTACAGATCCTGTACTTGGCTAGATGATGCAAGCAAGAGGGAAGACCTTTCAGGAGTATTCTTTAGTATGATAGATGCCTACCTTAGACGTGTAGATATGTCTATCAGTGCTTACCTAAGTGAGCTACACAAGAGAGCCACAGGCGAGGAAATCAAGAATGTAGGAGCTTACTATTCTGTGAAGAAAGTAGCAGAAGGGAAGCGAATCCTGTTTCCTTACCTTGTGGACAACATGGTGGAAGTGTTTAGCAAGAAAGAGCGTGAGTATCTTTGCTGGTACTATGTGAATACTAAAAAAGGAGATGTAAGAAGATCACAGCTCCTAGCAAGCTACTATGATAAGTATGAAGGGAGACAATCTCCTGAAATACCTGAAATGTTTGAAGGCTGTTCTGTGACCTCTAAAGACGAGGAAGAGGTTTCAATTAAGAAATTATCACAGAAAGAACGTCTTAGAAAAGAAATGAATAGAAAAGAAATTTTAGAAAGGGCACTAGCTATTGAAATTGCTGAAGGAAGACTACACAAAAGTATTCCTTATTGTGATTTGAAAGCTACTTGGAAGTAATTATGGAACATGTAAGAAATTTATCTAAGGATAGTGAAAACCTTGATGTCATTGTAAAAGGCACAGTCTCAGGAAAGTCTGTGAATACCCAAGATGAAGTATTGTATCAGATTGAGACAGAAGATGGTGACTACTTTGAAGCTAATGAGAAGTGTGTGTATCCTGATGTCACAAAACCTGTGGAAGTCCCTCAGTGTGTAGCTGATTGGTATGAAGAGCATAAGGATAATCTAGACTATAACTTGTGGAATTTCATTATGGATTGGGATGAGCAAGGACCTAGTGGGTTTAAACAATGGATTGATGAAAGTAAAGAAGCCTTTAAGACTATTGTTAATATGCACCAATTTGGTTATAAGGTTAAGAAAGAAAAGAAGTATCTTGTAAAAATGAGGGGTGTTGTACACGGTACAAAAGTGCTAAAACATAATATAAGAACAGATACTTGGTATATGGGTATAGCTCAGGAATCTATTGACCTAAAAGCTTTTCACACTAAGGAAGAGCTTGAGGATGCTGGTTTTAGTGGAGTATTTGACAATCCTATGTTTGAAGTAAAAGAGGATGAGTGATGAATAAACAGGAATTATATAATAAAGTTGAAGACTTAGATAAATTTTGTCTAGGTATTAGAAAATATGTTGCACTTAATGAAGTTATATATTTGATAAAACAACTAGATGAACCACAGAAAGTCACAGTACCACAGTTTGTGGCAGATTGGATTGAATACTGTAAGGAACATAATTTCACATTATTAGGATGTCTTTATCCAGTAGATGAATTAGGGATGTCATTGAGTGAAGGGTTTAAAGGAGACACTAAAAAATGTGTTAGATGGTGTAGAAAAGAAAGTAATACTTTTGCTAAAGCTTGGGTCAATGGTTATGAGGTTATGGAAGAGAAGCACTATAGAATAAAAATAACTAAAACAGGTCAATATTTATATAAAAATGGGAAAGACTTATTTTTCAGTTCTTACTCAAGACCTGAATATAACCCAAGATTAGTTTTTACAAAGGAAGAACTTGAACAAGAAAATTCTGATTGGGTATTTGATTGTCCTGGAATTGAGATTGAGGAGGTGGAATGATGGCTAATTTATGGGAAGAAACTATTGAGTTTTTGAAAGAAAATGGTAAAACTTTTGAAGATGTACTTTTTATCCAAGGTGAAGACTTCAAGGTAACAAAAGAAAACTTTGAAATTGTAGCTAAGAAGACAGATTATGACTCAGGCTTTGGTGCTCAACATGTTGCCACAGACCTTGTGTTAGTTGGAGATGATTGGTGGATTGAAAGAGCTGAATATGATGGATCTGAGTGGTGGGAGTTTAAGAGCATACCAGTAAGAAGTAAGTATATGAAAAATGTCACAAACCTGCATAGAGGTATGTGGGATACCCTTAAGGATATGAATGAGGAGTAAACATGAATCTTAGACAGAAAAGAAAGCACTTTAGATATTCTTTAATAACTTTCACAATCAAAACTTTTGGTATGGATAACATATTCACAAAAAGGAAACTTAGAAGATATACTAAAGAAAAGTTGAAAATCAACAATACCTATGACTATGCTGATAGTTGCTACAGACATTACTTCCTTGGCTTTTATGGTGATATTAAACCTAAATTTATGAGAAGTAAGTTTGATGAAGTTGAAAAGAAAGTTGAAGGTATAGATAATGAATGGTAGACCTAGAAGATACCCTTACACAAGAAGTTAGTGGTCTGTGGAAGTATCTACATTAAGATATGATAATGGGTGCTTTAAGTTACGTGTTGAAAGAAATGAAGTCACAGGAGAAGTAAAATGAAATTTATAAGACTTGGTTTACTTGTTAGTGGTACTGACATTGAAGAATTTATTATAGATGCTTCTCAGATCACCCTTGTTACAGAAGATAAGCTTGGAGATAAATGGTGTGTAAAAGTAGTGTTAAAGGACTTTAAAGATCCTTACTACTTCACTCATATCTATAATGTTCCTTTCTTTGAAGAGATTAGAGGCATGTATAATTTTTATAGCTATTTGGAGAAATTAAATGCTTGATTTTTTATATGTAGCCTTAGGTTTTATATGGTTTTCAGGTATGTTAGGTACTGTAGTTGCTCTATACATATCTTGCATGAAAGGAGAGAAAAATGAATGAGGAAGTAGTTGTAAGGTATCACTTTATTGGAGGATCTTACTATGACTGTGAGTACACAGATAAAGAAATGTACTACCTTAGTTTAAAAACTTTTGAAAATGGTGGTCTTCTTGTTTTTGATAAAGAAGTTATTAATACAAAGAATGTGACTTACACAGAGATTATAAAGGAAAGAGTGATGAGCATTGATTAACACTATTGATCTTAAATATCCTGTGTGCTTGGATATTGAAACAACAGGTCTTGATAGGTTTAGAGATGAAATCACTTCAATCCAGATTGGGTTTACAAATGTAGACCAAGGAAAGTATGTGCGTAGGTTCTTCGATTGGAAGAAATTGGGAATGAAACGTGCTTTAATGCTTCTTACTAAGCTTAAGGATGCTAAGCTAGTCACACACAATGGAAAGTTTGACTTACTCTTTCTGTATGTTAAGACAGGGATTGAGTTGAAGCTATGGGTTGATACCCTAGTAATGGCTCACGTTTGTGGAGAGGAAGAGCTAGGACTTAAGCCTTTAGTTAAGAAGTACTTTAAGGTAGACTATGACATCTCAAAAGAAGCTAAGACAGGAAAGATCACAGAGAAGTTCAAGGCTTATGGCTTGGATGATGTGTACTATCCTATGGAGCTGGTTAAGATCTTTAAGAAGAAGCTTAAGATCTATAGTCTTGAGAAAGTCTACAAGCATGAGATGAGAGCCTACAGTGCTTACCTTGAAGTTGAGAAGAATGGTATGCCTATCAGTCCTAGACGGCATGAGATAGCCAAGAAGCTTCAGGAACAGTATAAGCCTATCCTTGAAAGACTAATCACAGTAGGTAATATTAACTGGAACTCTACAGCACAGGTAGCTAAAGTGCTTTTCACAGAGAAGGGTGTTCCTGTGTATGATGAAAAAGGTGAGAAGCTTCCTAATACTTATCAAGTGCTTGAGTACTCCTTCATGAATGATATTATCCTGAGAGGTGAGTTTAGCACACGCAGTGAAGCTACACAATTCATGAATGAGTATAAGGAAGAGAACCCTCACCTGTATGATATTGAAGTTAAGCTTAAACATAACTACAATCCTGTGATTATTGGCTATGGTGTAGGGCTTAAGGCTATTGAGAAGACAGCCAAGGGAGTACCTTCAGTAAGTAGTGATGTACTGGCTAACTACTTTGGTAATCCTGTAGTGGATGATTTGCTAGAGTATCGTAGGCTTACTAAGCTAGAAACTTTTATCAAGTCTTGGGAAGAAATCCAAGTAAATGATAGAATATACCCTAGCTTTAATATTACAGCTAGAACAGGAAGAACTACTTGCTCTAATCCTAACATCCAGCAGATTCCCCAGGATAAAAATGTAAGGAATTTGATCGAAGCTAGACCAGGATGGGTCATAAAAGAGCAAGATTACTCACAAATTGAGCTTCGTGTAGCTTCTATGTTCTCAGGAGATGAGAATATGCAACACGCTTATCAGTCAGGTAGTGACTTGCATAGTAAGACTACTGAATTACTGTTTGGTGATACTTCACAGCTTAGTCCTCAAGAGCAAAAGAGAAAGCGGACGGAAGCCAAATCTATGAACTTTGGTTTTTTATACGGAATGTCTGCAAAAACATTCGTAGATTATGCAAAATCATATGGATTGAATATTACTGAAGAAGAGTCAGAAGGCTTTCGTAACAACTTCTTTAAGGCTTATCCTACATTGCTTAAGTGGCATGAGGATTGTAAAAATTATGCAAGAGCAAACGGTTATACATGGTCTCCAATTGGAAGAAAACGCTTCTTGCCTGACATCAACTCTAGTAACTTTAAGTTAAGAGGTCAGGCTGAAAGACAATCAATCAACTCAGGTGTGCAAGGTTTCGCTTCAGACATGTGTACTAGTGCTTTAGCTGACATTGTGTTTAGTAATGAAATTGACCATGATAGATGTATTGTACTAGGATCTGTGCATGATGCTATTCTCTTTGAGATAAGAGAGGATTATGTTGATGAGGTATCTCCTATCATTAATAGGATAATGGAGAAACCTTCTATCATTGAAGGTATTGATATTCCAATACCAATCATTGCTGACTCAGAAGTTGGAAAGGCATGGGGAGGATAGGAATGATAATCTTAGATAAGCCTGCTTATAGGCTTGACGAATATAAAGAGATCAGAGAGGCTAATCGCAGGTTTTTTAAGATTGACCCTGAGCATTACATAGATAAACAGAATGATTGGGAAGACTTATACACTATCTCAATCAGAGGTACTGTGTATGTAATGGATGACTTCTTCAATGGACTTAGACACATCAGAAAGCACTATGGACAGCCTGTACCTAAGATGAGTAGCTTTGACCTAATTTTTAAGACTAAACATGGACTACCTGAAGAGATTGACTACATGTACAGGAGATTTAGTAACGCTTACAAGACTGTTACTGACTATATTTCACAGACGTGTTGTTTTTCTCATGTGGTAGTTGATGAACCTGAAAAGATGGAGAGGAGGATTGTTCATTATCCTGTGATTGATGGTACTATCCCTTTGTGGTTAAGAGAGAAAATACTTTCAATCATTGATAATGGTTATTCAGAATGACATATAATGTACTTCAATTTTTTGACAGCCAGCTTGAGAAGATATATAAGTTTGATACTTATGAAGAGGCTGAGAAGTTTTATGAAGAGATGCACAAGAAAACTAAAAGCACCTTCTTCATTCGCTATAAAATGAACTTAGAAAACATATTCTAGGAGGAATAATGGTAAATAAAAACAGTTCAGTGGGTATCACTGAAGACATCATCACTAATATTATGCACTTAGGGGCTAGTGAGTATCACTTAGAGATCCTAATTAGGAAGTATGAGGATCAGATCAAGTTTTGGTATAACTTAGATAATCCTGAGTTTCAAACTGAGGAAGACAAAATTGCTATCTATGACACAAAGGATAAAGTATATCAGATCACACAGCTTCTTCAAACAACCACAGCAGAACGCAGAAAAGCTATGGAGCTACTTAAAGAACAGGCTAATGAAGAAGGTAATCCTGATATGTGGTGTCTTCTTAAACACGTTCTTGTGGCTACTATTACAGCGTTTGAGGCTTGGCAAGTAGACCTAGCCAATGATAAGGTTAAGTTTGCTTTCCTTGAACAGTCACGTGTAGCAAACCAAGTTTTAGCTATCTTTTTAGGTTATGAAGTTACTCCATGTAGTGCTTGCTTAACAGATCAATTAAAAGAGGATGGGAAGTAATTCCCATCCTGTGAGGAAAATTATGAACTATAAAGAAATTATTGAGGATATTTTAAAAACTAAAAGTAAATCAAAACTGTGTGATGAGTCAGGTATCTCACAGTATTATGTAGATAAGGTACTTCATGGTGAAGATGTTCCTGAGCAGGTTAAGACTAAGATTATTGAGTTAGTTGCTCATGAAAATGGTGATGAAGAGTTGATTGAAATTACACAGAATGAGGAAACCTTTATCCTTGACTCAACTATTGATACTTTCCCTGATAAAGTTAACCGTATCTCTTAACTTAACTATGTTCTAAATAGCACAAAAGCAAACAGAAACCACTACTGGAAACAGTTACTCACAAAGAATGGTACAACCACAGAAGAACAAAAAGCAGACCAGCTAGAGCGAATGGTCAAGGCTATCCTTGCAGGCAACTGGAAAGTTGTAGATGAAGAGCTTCCTTATATGATTAAGCTCTCTAGTGGTCACTATTTGACTAAGATGGTTGATGGTTCTCTTGGTTGGTCACTTGTGCAAAATGCAAACACTGTGGTAAGTAGCAATAAGAATGAGTTGGCAACAGCTTACCCTGAGTACACAGACTTTATTGTACAGGAAGCTCTTAATGTAGTTAGTTTTAAACCACAAGGTGAGAAAAGCACACGGTTTACACCTACACACAAAAAGAAAGGTTTTGTGATCCGAGATGCAAGAAAAGATTATTAATTATTCCTTGATCTTTGGTTTCCTATTGTTGACTCTTTGCTGTTATGCCACTGTGACCTCACAGAAGGCTCAAATTGAGCGTTTAGAGTATCAGATGGGTAAACTTAAGGGTGAGTTAGAAAAGACTCATGAGGAGCTTAATAGCAAGGTCTATTCACTTGATATGAGATTCAAAGACATGGTTTATTATTTAGAAAATGGAGTAGGTAGAGGTGGATAATGACAACTTATAGTGTAAGTAGAGTAAAAACATTTTTAGATAATCCTTGGAAGCACTGGTGTAAATACCTAGCAGGTTATAAGGAAAAGCAAGATCCTGAATTGACACAGTACATGGATCGTGGTACATACTTCCATAGAGGTATGGAGTTACTAGCACAGAGTAAAGGTAAGATGAAGTTAGATGAACTTTTATCTAAACTACGTGAGATCTATGCAGAATCAGGATTTTTAGAGGAAGCTAAACTTTCAGGTGAGGAAGCTATTAAACGCTACCTTTCTGAGGGAGAACCTGTAGATTTTGAAAAAGTCATTGAGACTGAACATCAAGTATTCTTTGACCTACCTAATGGGCATGAGTTTACAGGTATTATTGATGCTGTTATTCAGAATGATGATGGTACTGTGACTATTGTAGATTATAAAACACACTCTACAGCTCCTACTGAGGATGAATATAGATATAGCTTGCAAGGAAACATGTACATGTATGTGTATTCACAGCTAGGCTACAATGTACGTGATATGATCTTCGACTGTGTAAACCCTAAACTAAAGGTCACAGGAAGAAACTACAAACGTAAGACAATCCGTCTTGTGTATAATGAATACCGTACTAAGGACTTCTTTGACCAGTTTGTACAGCTTGTGGATATGATTGAGTCTAATCCTGACTTCAAGCTATACATCCCAGGAAGTCATAAACCTGATGCCTATGATTACCTCTATAAAGTCTATATTGGTGAGATGATGGAAGACCTAGATGAATTTATTGAGAAAAATTTTCAAAAAAGGGTTGACAGTCCAACCCAAAAATGATAGAATAGCTTTGTTGGGTTATCCAGCAATACACTAATAGGGAGGAAGCGAATGATTAGGTTCATTTGGGCACAGGATGCTAATGGACTGATTGGGAGTAAAGGAAAGGTTCCTTGGTATAACCGAGATGATCTTAATTACTTTAAGAATCAGACTACAGGTGGTATCGTTGTAATGGGTAGCAAGACTTGGTACTCACTAGGATGTAAGCCACTAAAGAATCGTCATAACATTATCCTAACTACACAGGATGACATTAAAGGTTATGACCATGAGGATGTATACATTGCACACACACCTCAGGAAGTAATTGAAGTCTATGAGAACTCTGGACTTGACCTTTGGGTTATCGGAGGAGCTATGACTTACAAAACTTTTGAACCTTGGTGTGACGAAGCTGTGGTAAGCACAGTTGAGGGTGAGTATGAGGGAGACACTTACTATAAGGGTCTATCTGATAAGCTCACTGATGACAATGTAGTAGTTACAATGAAAGGTGAAGGCTTCACAGTGAAGCATTATAAGGTGAAATAATGGTAACACAAGATGCTTGTATCTTTTTATGTGTTATTTGTGCATTTCTAGCAGGTTTTATTTGTTATTTCATTGGCAAATGGGATAAAGAAGATAAACATGTAACCATAAAAGGTACAAAATTAAAGCTCATTGAAGGTATTGATGGAGTTACATCAGTACAACTTACTCCTATTCGATATGTTGAACTTCTAACAAAAGAAGAAGAGTGCAATGAGTTGAAACTAGCTATTAAGAGGTTTGCAGATGAAACTCATAAGGGAAATTAAAGATCTAGTATCTCTCATGGGATGTGCTGTAGTATCAGTAGCTTTACTAGCTATCACAGTTAAGCTTATAGCTATTGTATGGAACTTTATTATGTCGTGGTAAAAGATGAAAGAAGATATTATTAACCCTAAACGTTACACAGGTAACAAGATTGAGTGCTGGGATTTCTGGATCAATGCTGGTCTTAATCCTTTTGTAGCATCTGCTGTTAAGTATGTGTGGCGATATAAAGAAAAGAATGGTGTAGAGGATCTTAAGAAGGCTATTGTGTTCTTGGATAAAATGAAGAACACACCTAAGGAGATGCTATACTTTACTGAAACTGAGTTCTTTGCTTCAGATGATTTACTTGAAAACATGAGTGACATTCAGAGATTCATTGTAAACACATCTGTGCAAACAACACAAGAAGAATTATATAAGGTAGCTATTAGTGATATGGAAATTGCTATTAACTACTTGATTAAAACAGAATATGGAGAATTAAGTGACTGACATACTACTAATTTTATTGATTATTATTATGCCTTTTAACATTATCCTTGGTCTTTATTTTATCTCTAGAAGTAAAGCGCTTAAGACAGTTAAGATTAAGTACAAAGATAATGCTCCCCTCCTTGTGGATCTCACAAAAGGTGATTGGATTGACCTAGCTTCACCTAAAAGTATGGTTTACAAGAAAGGTGATCTTGTTAAGGTTGATTTTGGGGTAGCTATGGATCTTCCTGAAGGCTATGAAGCTCACATTGCTCCACGATCTAGCCTATTCCAGAACACAGGATTGCTTCTCACTAATGGGGTAGGTGTTATTGATAACTCTTACTGTGGTGATGAAGACTATTGGGGAGCTAAGTTCTATGCCACAAGGGATGGACTCATTGAAGAAGGACAGCGCTTGTGTCAATTCAGAATTATTGAAAACCAACCAAACATTCATTTTAAGAAAGTAAACCACTTAGGTAATGAAAACCGTGGTGGTTATGGAAGTACAGGAAAGTAGGAACAAATGAAATTACAAAAACTAACTAAAATTAAATTACACACAATGACATCTTTCTATGGTGAGCCTGGAAGTGGCAAGAGCTACTTCATCAACTCACTCCCTGGGTCAGTACTAGTCATTGACACTGACCGTGGATTGGCTTCAGTTACTCCTGATGAGCGTTTTGCAGTAGCAGAATGTCACACATGGAATGATGTAGAGGAAGCTATGACTTATGCTAAAGACTTTGATAGCATTGCTGTGGATCACTTCACAGGTGTTCAAGAGTTGCTTTACAAGCACATCATGGAAAAGGCATCAAGTAAGAAGATGACTCTTCCTATGTATGGTGAAGCTTCAACTATCCTTAAAGGACTTATTGATGACCTTGTGGCTCTATCCTATGCAGGTAAAAATGTATATGTTATCTGTCAACAAAAATCAGTTAACCTTGAAGATGTTGTAGATGAGAACATTCCAGCATCTATCATTCCTAACTTGATGGAAAGTGTAGGTAAGTACCTTACAGCATCAAGTCGTGTAATTGGACACACAGAACGTGTGCTTAAGTCTAAAGTTGTTAAGGGTGTTAAGAAGTCTAAAGATTTCTACCAAGTACGCTTGTCAGGAAACCCTGCATACAATTTGAAAGTAACTCGCAAACCAGGACTTGCAATTCCTGAAACTGTAACTAATCCTACTTGGGATGTAATTGTAGGATACACAGATGGAACAACTCAAGCTAAGGAAGCTAAAGCTAAAGAAACAAAAGAAGAAACTAAAGGAGAATAACTATGCCAAAACTATCACTTATTAAACCAAAAGCACCAGAAGAACGTGAATTTATCTACACCCCAGGCAAGTATGAAGTACTTGTAGAATCTGTGGAACAAGGAACTAACAGAAACACAGGGGCGATTTTCTACAAATTTGTCCTTCGTGGTAACTTTGGTGAAAACCTTACTCTTTTCAACTTGTTTGTACGTGATAATACATATGGACAAGAACAACTATATAAGATCATTGAAGCTGTAGGACTTGATCCTAACTCAGATGATATTGACACAGATGATATTGTAGGTAAGTACATGGGTGTTGAGATCAAAGAAGGTGATCCATACCAAGGTAAGCGTCAATTCAATGTACGTGACATCTTTGCACTTGATGACGAAGATGAAGATGAAGAAGGCTCAACAGACTCAGATGCAGATGATGATTGGGCAGATGCAGAATAATTAAATGGTATCCCTAGTGGATACCTTACACAGAGTAGCTAGGATCTCCTTATAGATTACATTTTTTATTTCGATTGCCAGCACTTGTGATTCCCACACTAGCTACTCTCTGTAAGGTATTTACTTTTTTAACCAGTCTAGTTAGCTGTTTATAGTTTCTATCCCAAAGTTATTCTCATGGTTTCTGTTCCTAAATATTTTTCGCTTCCATTACTAACTAGGCTGGTTAAAGGAGTAAATATGAATAAACTTGAAGAGTTTCAACTCTATATACTTAAGCGTAGAGATGCGTTTGAGCATAAATACAACATAGGTAATAAGACTGTAGGAGATCTATATAGATATGATCTACCTAACAATCTTAAGTACCTAGATGACATGTCTCAGATGTTCATACGGACGCTTAACACAGCGAGAGTACCCATAAGGGATAAACTACTTACTGTGTATGTTTATCGCTATATAGGGCACGAGAAGTACGTTAGAAGATGTACTAATGAGCATGATGTAATCTCAATACATCAGCTTGAGAAGTTAGCAACTAAGCTTAACTCGTCAAAGGCTAAACTTTCTCCCAATTATAGATCTCCTGCTATTCATATACTTACTAAAGAGCTAAATAGAGGGGAAAGATTTCTTGCATCCTGTGCAGATTTCATTGATAACCTTCCTGATGATCTATTCAAAGGATGGAAGTGTAGTGAAATATATAGATACTTCACTAAACAGTGTAATGTCTATGGGCTAAGTAATTTCACAGCTTATAACCTAGCTACTGACTTTGCTTACATAAATGAGTTACATATTGAAATAGACTTCATTGTAGGGTGTTCTCATACTATGAGGAAAATGTACCTTGAGATCACAGGGAGAGAAAGATTTAGCACAGTAGAGTATAGACAGTTTGCTTTAGACATCATGAGATGGTATATAGATCAGCCCTTTGCAGATAGTAAAGAGAGGATCATTACACCTAATGATGTAGGTCACATGCTTGTGTCTTATCACAAGTACGCCAAGGGTACTTGTAAGATTAGATATCCTAAGAAGACTAAGGTTAAAGTCAGAGACTTGGTAATATCGAGGAGTATGTATGAATTTTATAAAGGTGTACCAAGTGAAACTGATTGATGAGCTTGGTAACTGTTACTATGATGAGACTATCTGTGGCTTTAAGAAGAGACAGAAGTTTATCAAAAAATGGTCAGGAGATGACCAGATTACTAGAGTTCAAAAAGGTGATATCACCATTTATATTAAGAATTGTGGAGAGGAGTTATGGTCGTATGAACGTTGAAAATGTTAAGTTAGCAGAAGAACCTAAGTCATCATCTGCTAAGGCATCTGATGAGTACATCAAGCTAGAAAGAGAGTTTGATAAGCTTACTGAAGCAATTAAGCTTTCACATAGCACAAGAGAGAGAAAAGCTATGAGAGCACGAAAAAAGAAGATCCGTGAACAACAGAACCTTCTTTACTATCAAATGCTTTACTCAGGCTACATTGAGTACACTCAGACTGTGCTAGGGTTATCTACACCACAAGCGCTGTATAAGAGACTTAAGAAGCACAAGAAAAAATAAAGAGAGCAATTAAGCTCTCTTTTTATTTTGGACAATTACAGTCATCCTTAGGAAGTTCTGTAAGTTTAATACATTCAGGAATATCTTGTGCATCCATGATAGGAGTATACTCTAGCTTGAATTGGTGTACACGGAAGACACCAGAAGCAGAGTTAGCAGGCTCTACTCTAACTTTGACGTGTTGTCCAGCAGGTACAATGATACTATCAGACATCTCCATAGCACCATCTGATACACCAGTCATCTGCCAGTGTACTCCACGGTTCTTTCTAAGGTCTTCAGTATATTGTTCTCCTGAGTGGTATACAACAATCTCCATTGTGTTATCCTGTGCTGGATTAAGTGTAGTACCATCTGCACACCATCTGATGTAAACACGATACTTACGATCAGTTTGCTTTCTTCTTCCATCATCAGACTCACCAGCTACAACACCTGTAGTAGAGTCCATATATAGGTCTAAGTCGTAACCATCTGTGATAGGATGATAGAAGTCAGCAGATGATACAGCAGAGTTTCTAGCGTAGTTTACTTGTACAGTACCTATATCACCCATCTTAGATAGGTATTCAGCCATACACTGAACCATATCCCATAATGCACAGATGTTCTGGATGTAGTGGTTAAGTTGACAAGCAAGCTTCTTCATAAAGGAGCTAAAGAACTTAGGATTGTAGCATTTCTGACTCTCAGCCATACAGGCAAAGCGTCCTACACCCTTGTTATTTTCATCTACTAGTCGTTGACAATCTGCAACAGGAATTTCTTCACAGTCACACTCATCATACCAACAGCGATCCTTAGGGTTCTCACCATAACTAGTGAATGTTGCTTCATTCAGTCTAGTTGTTTTATCATCAATAGCCATTAGTCACCAATCTTTCCTTGTGCTTTCCACTTACCACCCTTACGAATACGTGATGGTGAGTAGTTTTCTTTACCAGTATCAGTAGCATAGATTTCAGCATTAGGTTTAGTATCCCAGAAGTTCTGGTTAGCTGTTCTTCTAATCTTCATCCACTGTCTTGTAGTGTTAAGAGACTTCCAAGCATTAGACTTTCTAATAGCCCACGGTCTAATCTTAGCATTTTCTGTGTAGTACACAGTAATGACATTGTTACCCTCAACCACAGTGTGAGTGTAACTTGTTCTCTCAGGAGCATAGTTAGTGATAGCAGGAGGATTGTAGTTCACTTTGCTACCAATAGTCTGATTACTTAGAGTCACATCCCCACGTAGAGGTTGATTATTAGCCTTATTAAGATGCTTAACAATAACATTAGCAGTAGTGGGAATTCTCTCATATCTAAATGAGTAGTTACCATTACCTGTAACTCTAGGTACGTTAATAGGGTCCTGACCTGGTACAAGCCTGTAACCTTGTATGCTAGGAGGGTCTTGTCTAAAAGGATCTCCATGAGTCACAGGAGTGTAGCTTTGAGTTTTAATCTCCCTACCTGTATCCTTATCAATGTACTTAACAATCTGACCATAGATAGGGTTATACCTAAATATCATCTCTTGTGTATCCCCAGCAGGAACCATCCTAACTTGAGTAGTGCTACCAATTAGCTTATAAGTAGCTCTAAAAATTTCAGGAGCAGTACGAGTATGATTTACATTACCTTGTACAGTTTCACTTCTAGAGTATAATACCTCACCTGTAACATCATTCTTATACTTTACTACAAGTGTACCTTCTTTTGGTGCTTGAGGTACATTAAGAATACTTGTGTTAGGCACAGTCAAACTGAATGACACAGTGGTGGTTGTAGGACTAAACTGCCATTGGTCAACAGTAGTAGCTACTTCACCTCTTTGCTCATTAACCTTTGAAGAGATCTCAACATCATTAATGTTAAGTTGTTTATTAATATTCTCAGTCCAGTTATTACCAAAGGCTGGGTCATAAGACTTGTTAAAGATGTTTCCTTGAGGAGTATTGATAGCATAAGAGGCATTACCAAAAGCTCTTGAAATTGTAAGTCCTGGTGTCTTAGTATAGGACACTGACTTGATTACAGCTCTTGTGCGTCTAGCTTTAACTTTAGTACCTTCTACCACAAGGTCATAGTAGATACTACCTTCAGTGTTTACATAACCAACAGCAATTTGACCACCATCAACAGAAGGAATAAGCATAGAGTTTTCAATCCTAAAACTGTTCCCACTGATATAGGTCTTAGTACCACTGTCAGTAGAGTAGATATTAAGGCTTAGGGCTTGCCTTACCTTAGTAATCTGCTCCTGATTAAGTGTAGCTTGATCTGCCATTAATTAATTCCTCCTGCAAGGTCATTCTCAGTCTTGCCATTGTTAGTTCTAATAAAGGCACTACCATCAACAGTTCCACCAAAGAGGTTAATATTACCTGTGGCAATATGTCTATCAGGGTACAGATTACCCTCAAAGATAGTTCCACCTGTTTGTTTCCATGCTCCTGAACCTTTAAGATCCTGTAGAAGTTTCTCAAAAGCACCTTTGAGTTGATTGTACTCATTTTTAAGTGTAGTAAACTCTTCAGGTGACACATATTGAGGCAGAGTTACCTTATTACCTCCACTAAGTGATAACTCTCTTGTATTAGCATTGAATGTTAAATTTTTCCATAGGCTAGTACTGTAATTACCAATACCCTGAACTTTGACATTGCTTCCACTTACTTCTATGACTTTCCAAATACCTCTAATGATAGTATTTTGGTCTGAATAGAAGTCTTCTACTGTATCTCCTACTTTAATACCATCAGGATTCCTAAAGTTAGTCTTTTGCACAGTACGTGTGTTAGTTGTATCAGCAGTACCAGGAATATCTCCATCATAGAACCTATGGATACTTTGTGAAGGAAGAGTAACTGAGTTACCACCACTAATTGATAATGTATTATTATTAACTGTCAGAGTTTGCTTATCATTATCAGGTTTGTTCTCTAGTGCTGTGATTCTAGCCTTCAAAGAGGTATCATCATAGGCTGTAGCAGTAGGTTTATCTGTTATTTTATATACTGTTTTTGACATTAGTTTAACCTCGGTAAGTAATAGAATTTGTTGTCAGTAGGGTTCTTTAGAACAACAGTACCTTGAACAGCTTGCATGTAGAATTTTGCGTTCTTGATAGTCATGTTAAGTCTACCAACAACTTCCTCATTCTTCTTGACTTCGATCTCTATAGGTTCTTCTGAGTCTAATTCTTCCTTAGTTATGAAATGAGTGTAGTGTTCTGTTGTAGACTCAGTAATTATAGTCCATACAATCTTTGGAGTAAACCTGAAGAATACTTTACCATTGATATCCCACATTGCAAGTATCCCTACTTCAAGTTTCAATTCTTGTGGTTGTATGAAACTAGCACTTCCTGATATTCCTGCAGCACTTGTGGACAAAACACTTAAATTAACATATTCACTAGAGAAGCTTTTGTGTAAGTTAAACTCTCCATAGTCATAGGATCCTGCATAGTCTAGTATTAAGCCTGCTTCTAGTATAGTATTACGACGAACTGTACCATCATTTGTAACAAAATAGAAGTGGTTATCTAGTGAGTCATAATTAAAGCTAGGTTTAAAAACTTCCCTATTCTCAGGAGTAAGTTTTTGGAAAAACCCTCCATTTTTTGTATTGTAGGGAATTTGTCTAGCAGTATCTGTAGCCATCTCAATATGAAATGTACCATCAGCATCTAATAATAGACCATTACCTCTAGCCCTATATTCCTTAGGAGTTACACTAGCAGGTAGCTCAACAGAGTTACCATTTGAGATACTGAGAGTATTACCATTAAGTGTGAGAGTTTGGTTATCACTAGGTAAAGTAACTGAATTACCATCTGAGATTGATAAAACTCTATCAGATAAAGTTAATGACTGTTTAGGGTGTCTATAGTCAAGGTTATTGACACCATTAAGTACAACATTGTTACCATCCACAGAAGCTACTTTAAACATGCCAATATTATATAGCTCTTTATTCCAATAGTGATCTACTACTGTATCACCTACTTTAATGGTGTCAGCATTTACAAGCTTATCTTTTGTGACACGTACATTCTGTGAAGTACCATTACCTGAGATATCACCTTTAGCAAAGAAGGTGTTTACACCTACTGGTGTGACAGGCTTGTCTTCTAATGCTTTCACTCTAGCCTTCAATGCAGTATCATCATAAGCTAAGGCTACAGTATCCTTATCCTCAAATTCAACCTCTTTGATAGTACCATCCACAAGTGTGTAGGTAAGTTTGACCCTATTACCATTTCTTGATACATTCACAGAAGAGATAAAGTTATCTGTTTTACCCTCTAAGGCTTTTAGCCTATTAATCACAGCAGTGTCATCATAGGTAACTCCACCACCTTGACCATTAACCTTAATCCATCTAGTTCTATCAGGAGAAAGAATATAAAGGTCTCCATTAGGGAGAAGATACATGTGGTCTCTATCTCCCATGAACACATCAGGTAACTTATCCACAGGTGCTACCCACGTATCCTCAGCAGGCATACACTGAGTGCACCATGTGTTAGGGTTTCCACTACAAGTTGTACATCCCATTAGTTAATACCTCCTGCCAAGTCATTTTCTGTTTTACCATTATTAGTACGGATGAAGAAGTCACTATCCACTGTGTTAGAGAACAAGTTAATATTACCAGTAGCAATATTTCTCTTAGGAACAAAGTCTCCTTCAAGACCACCTTGCCAAGCTCCACTAGCAGTTAAATTGTTAATGATCTTCATTAAAGCATTTTTTAATCTTGCATTTTCAGCTCTAAGGTCAGCATCATTATAAGCTGGTGCAGGCTGTGGAATAGTTCCTGTAAATGAAATAACTCCATCATTTGAGATACTAATATCCTTACCAGCTTTATATGTTTTACCTCCTGAGCTATTATCCATCAACCAGCATAGTTGATTAGTGATGTTTTTATTAAAGCACCACTGTGAATAGAAAGCCTTAGATGTTTGCTCAGGTAAGTCACAAAGTGTTGTATCCCTTAGCACAAGGGAGTGTAGTTTAATTCTGTCATCATTCTGCTTTCTAAGAGAGTCACAGGCTGTTCTACCTACTACAATCTCTTCACATTGACAGTTAATACAATCTGACATAATTTCTCCTATTTCTCATCAATAAAGCAATCAAACTTACAATCCATCAAGTCACATCCACCCTTAATAAGAGGGATAGTTTCTACTTTCTTCTCAGGTTTTGGAGGAATAGTAGGTTCTTTTGGAGGTTGTTCATTGAAAGGCTTAGGTTTAGTAGCATTGTTCACAGGAGGCTGTTCAGTGAATGGAGGAAAAGGAGGTCTCACAATCTGCTCTCTTGTGTATACATTTTGGTGTCTATCTCCTGGTACACTACCACGTACTTCTACTTTCAAGTGAGTAAAGTTAGCTGGTAAGTTAGTGAATGTTTTGTTCCACTTGATAGTTGATAGATGCCAATTAGGCTCATAAGCAAGATTTTGGGTATCAGCATGCTTAGCAAGCAGTATGTCCTTTTGAAATACTGAGTAGTTGTTTCCACCATCTGTAGAATAATACACATCAAAATACCAGTCATAAGTACCACCATACTGAACATAATGTCCATACAGTTGACCTCTTCCACCTGCTTCATAGGAATAGCCCAATAAGTTTAGTTGGATATCTATAACAGTACCTTCATTATTCTTAGAGGTAAACCCTATACCTGTACCATAACCACCTCTGTGAGCTTCACTGAGGTCAATTCCTTGTACACTACCACCAGGTGATCCACCCATAGCAACATCATAAGGAGCACCATTCTTTTGGAATGTACCCCAAGCCTCTTGCCACTTAGTAGATCCTCCTTGCTGGTTATTACCTGCCTCATACTCTCTCTTTCTTCTCTCATAGTCAGCTTTTCTAGCATTGTATGATGCAAGAGCAGAAGCATAGTTTGAGTTGCTGTTATTGTAAGCCTGTAAAGCTCTTTCATATTCAGCTCTTCTAGCATTGTATCCATTTAGACTAGCTTGATAATCAGAAAGAAGTCTTCTCTTCTCATTCTCCCAATTAGATTGGTCAGGCGAAGGTTTATTTTCTTGGTCTGAATTGTATACACCAATAAATCTATTGACACTTTCAATTCTTTCAGCTAAACAATGCTGTACTTCACATACCTTTTGTGCTTTTCTCTGTAAGCACTTCATACGTTTAATTATATCACAGATGATCTCAATAATGTTCTTGATATTACACCATATTCTGAAGAAACCATGTGCTGTATTTTCTTTTACTTTACACTCTTCTCCATTGGCAATAGCATCACCAGCCAACTTCACAGAGTCAGCTAGGTCATGCTTCATCTTCTCACATTCATGAGCTTTATAGAACTTTATCCTGCATCTGCAATTAGGACAATACTCAAACATAGTGCCTCCTAGCAGTTATCACAGTCAATAACACAGCCTTCTACTTTAGGAAGAGGTGAGTTGTTATTTACATAAGTAGCTCTTACATCACTTGATGTAGGGTCAAAATACCACTGATCCAGTGTCTTGAATAGCAAGATGTCTCCTGTGCTACCTCCTTGTGGTCTAAGGACTGTTTCCTTACCAATAGAGATAGATCCAGGTTTATCTGTAAAGCTTGATCCTGTTTGATAAGATTTAGTCCATACAGTTCTTCCATTAGTGTCTAGGATAGAGAAGGTAGCATTGTTACCATAGCTTCCTCCATCACCTACATATTTAACACCATAAAAGTCAACTCTAGACACATGAGCTTTGACACTACCATCTTCATTCATTGTATACATGTGAGATACCTTACCAGTGATTGTACCTCTACCTACTTCTCTTCCAGCGTAAACCATGTTCCACACAATAGCAAAGTCACCATTTTGTTGTACAGTCACAGAAGTGAATGTATCACCGTTTCCTGAAGCATTGGCAGATGTACCTACACCCTTCATATCAAAGACAACATTCTCAAGCATTTTGCCTTTAATATGCTCCACAAGACCTGTAATTCTCTCATCTTGACATTTAGCAATAGAGCACAGCTTGTCTACTTTAGTCTCTAAGCACTCTAGTTTAGTAAGGATATAGCACAGTTGGTTAATAATGTTTTTAAGGACACACCACACGCCATAGAAACCTCTTCTAATAGCTTCAGGTAGGTTACACCATTCAGCTTTTAGAATAGCTCTCATCTTAGGTCTAATCTGTAGGTCATTTAGCTCTTGTAGCTTGGTACAATCCCCAATACCTACATTCTCACAGGAGCAGTCTTTTTGTTTACATACGTCTTCCATAGTTCCTCCAATAAAAATAGGGAGGGGATATACCCCACCCCCTTAACCAAACAATAAGTGGTTTAAGTTCCAAGCAGACAGCCAGATTTCTCCTGAAGTTCTAAGCTTGAATTTTCTCCAATAGTAGTTTCCATCTCCTACACCACCTACACCTGTATCACCAGTTGCAGTTTGGTCAAACACAAAGTAGTCACCTACATGTGTCACTTGATTAGGAAGTTTAACACCATTCTTATCTGTGATAATGATATCCTCTACAGCAATACCATTATCTGTCCAGTTAAAGGCTACTGGTACAAGCTCTTTGCTGTATACTTGCCATAAACCATTGACATATTTAAGGTCATCTACTCGGTAAGCATGTTGCATCTTGCCTGGTGCAGAAGGTTTAGGTGTAGCCTTAGCAGGAGTTACATACTCAGCACCTCTAGCCATTGCAATAAGTTTGTCAATGTCAATTCCTCCTGGACAACTAGTTTGTGAAGCCTCACTGTGCTTAATGATGTGCTGTCTATCCATAGGGATATTGTAACGCTCACAGATGTCTCTGATAAGTTTAGCAGAGTTTCTATAAGTTTCTTCAGCAATAGTCCATGTAGGAGCACCAGTGTTATTTAAATGCTCAATACCAATAGAGCGTTGATTTACAGGATAGTTACCAGCGTGGTAAGCAACATAGTTCTCACCAACACATCCCCAGATTTTATCAGGAGTTACTTGATAGTGAGCAGATGTTCCATGACCTGTAGATACATACCAAGTCCGTCTAGCACCTTCATCACTTGTTCCAGCATTATGATGGATAACAATTCTGTCGATCTTAACACGGTTTCCATCACAGTTCATTGGGTTAGGGTCTACACCAGTAATAAGCCCTGAGTAGATTTCACCATTAATATTCTTAGCAGGTACAGCCACAGTAGTGTTTCCTCCTTGTGGTTTAGCTTGTGTAGCCTTCTTCTTAAGTCTGAAGGCTGTAGGGTAAGTAGCAGAATAAGGAAGTTTAATAAGATTAACAGCAGAGCCTCCTGAAGGATTAGCAAGTTGACTTCCTTGGTTTTGACCTAAGAACCATCCAAAACCTCCACCAGCATCACTATCAAACAATGCTACGTGAGATACAGGAGTCCATCCAGCTACCTCTTTAAAAACAGCCACATCTCCTTCTTCCATGATCTCTACTTCATCAAAGTACTTTAAGATACCATTAGTTCGTCTTTGTTCCCAAAGATCTTTTACGTAGCCTGACACAGTGCAGTTAGCAAAAGGTACTCCATTTTCTCTACACCATTGTGCATAAAAATCCCAGCATTGCCAGCCATAAGCACCATCTACATCTGTACCCTTATTCATCCACTTGGACTTAAAGGTTTTGTAATCCATGATTACTCTCCTTGAGATTCATTATATTTTTTGCTTGAGATACCTAGCACAGTACCAGTGAAAGTGGTAAGTAATGCTAAAGTACCTGTGATAGCAGTTGAGTCAAACTTGTAGAGTGCTCCTAGTCCTGTAATCAAAGTGATTAAGGCTGGTGCTACTACAGTTACTAATTTCTTATAAAAATCATATTGTTTATTTGTTAAGTTCATTTAGTTCTCCTTATTTCTTAAAGATACCTGGAATATTGATAATAATTCTCTTATTGAAGATGCTAGGGTTAGCTGTTAGAGACATTCTGATAGCTCTACTATTAGGGTCAACCCAAATAGAAGTATCCACATCTCCTACCCAAACCTGAGACTCAATAAGTGTTACTGGCACAGGTGCATCAATAGGAAGTGTAGCCACAATAGTACTCTTAGCCACAGGAGACATAACCTTCATATCTACTTTAAGAATACCAACACCAGTAGAGCTTGAGTAAGTTAGTGTAATTCTAGGAGCATTAGGGCCTTCAAAGTCTCCTTCCTTCACCTTAGTTTTGTCTGTGAAAGTACCCTTATACACTGTAAGATCTGTAGCTTTATCCTCTTGATCTTTGACAAGCTTGTCTACTTCTTTCTTAGTATAAGTTTCAGCTTTCTTATAGAATTTGCCTAAAGCTTCATCTAGGTTCACATTGTAAGTAGTTGTGGCATCTGCTTCAGATTTAGTTACTACAACACCTTCAGTATCACTAGTAACAACAAATTCTTTCCCTACACCTACTGGAAGAGTAACAGAGTTTCCATTAGAAATTGATAGTTCATTTCCTGTGAGTGTGAGTGTTTGTTTATCACTATCTTCTTTAGCTTCAAGGGCTGTTAGGCGATTCTTCACCTCTGTGTCATCATACACAGTATCCTTGTCTTCTTTTGCTTCTAAAGCTTTAACTCTCTCTTTGAGAGCAGTGTCATCATAAGCAATAGTAACAGTGTCCTTGTCATCAAACTCTACTTCACTAGAAGTTCCATCAACCCTAGTGTATTTGAGCTTAACTTTGTTACCTTCTCTAGACACAGTAACATCACTCACAAAATTGTCAGTCTTACCTTCTAAGGCTTTAATCTTATTGAGTACTTCTGTGTCATCATAGGTAGACCCTCCCTGATTTAGACAGCTAGGATCAATTACTATCTTTACCATTGGCAATCTCCTCTTCTACATGCCTTCTCATCTTCTCATTAAGTCCATGAATGTAATGGTTTCCTCCAAGGTCATTAAAGTATTCCTTCACAAGAGGTTCAGTCATATCCCACTTCTCTTGCCATGTAAACTCAGTAGAGTTATAGATGTTAAGATACTCTGAGCGTAAGCTAGCCCGTTTAGCACCCTTTGAGAGCTCTACAAGCTGGTGTCTCTTATGGTTAAGCCAAGCTACACCACAACCACAAGCTGTGGTCACAAAGAGAGTTATTCCTGAGATCACAGCTTGGTTTTCAAGGAGTTTTACAATTAGTTTATCCATTTAGTTCTCCTACAAGGTATCTATTGCTCCTGATATGATATCACCTTCTTTAGTTACAACCTCACCATTAGGTTTTGTGATTTTAGCTGTGAAGCTAAAGACAGGTTTACTCCATGGTTTATGGTCCCCTACTTTATAATTCATTTTAACAGTAAAGTCATTAACTTTATAAACATTATCACCTGTAAGTCCTCTGTTCAGAGATTTCTCTAACGTAGCACCTAAAGTTTCACTTATTCTAGGTAGATCACGTTCTTTAACTTGGTTACCAAGATCACTAGCATCAAAAGCTTCTCTAATATCTGTGATGAGATCTCCATCATAAGTAACTCTACCAAAGTTAATATTTGAAAATACTTTTTCTATATTTTCATCAGGTGCTTCAGGTTCTTCCTTAGGAGCTTCCTCTGTGTGAGGTACATTATAAGTTTGCTCTGAAACTACACCATTCAGAGTAGTCCTTACATTCAATACATAGTTAGTCTTACCACTCAATACTTCTGAATCTTTTTCATACTTAGGTCCTTCAAGTACAGCTTCTACAACAGTACCTTCAGGTAACTTAGCCTTCAAGTCATTGATAATCTTATCTTCAAAGGCTCTCTTATCCTCATTAGATACTTCAGGAACTTCGACTACTTGACCATCTTTAGTGATAATCTTAGAGAACTTATCTTCTACTCTAGGTAGTGCTTCTAATAAGTCAATACTCATCTCAGTAGTTGTACCAATACTCATAGGCTCAGACTGATATACTTCACCATTAGGTTTAGTAATCTTCACAACCTTAGTATAGAGAGGTGCACCTGTAGCTTTATCACCTACATTATCACCAGGAATTTTATTGACTAATACTTCCACAGTATAGTCTTTAAGCTCAGGAATATCTCCTACTTTATCTGTGATCTCTTTCTTGTAAGCTTCAATATCCTCAAGAGGAGCATCACCAATTAAGGTAATAGTGTTGTTTTGATTAACATAATAATTACCTAAAGTAGTATTAGTACTTAACTTACCTGACACAATAGTATCCAACTCTTCATTAGTAAGCACAGGTGTTGGAACAGGCTCAGGCTGTGGTTCAGGAGTAGGTTTAGGTTCTTCAGGTATATTAGAGTTTTCTGTGCTAGAAGAAGCAGATTCAGATGTAGATACTGAAGTACTTTCACTAGTTGTAGTACTTTCTGTAGTTGACTCACTCACAGAAGTGGATTCAGCAGAAGTGCTCTCTGAAGTTGATTCAGAAGTAGATGCTTGACTTTCTGAGGTAGAGTTACTTTCACTAGTAGATTCTGACACAGAAGTGCTTTCAGAAACAGATGCAGAAACACTTCCACTTTGTGACTCAGGTTTTTTATCTTCCTCAGAAGATTCACCACATTTAACAACAATTGTTTGTTCACACTTGGACTCTAGCATTTCACAAGTGACTTTAGGAATAGGGCTAAAACCCTCATAAGTTGGATAGATAACTCCACAGAGCTTATCTTCTTCAGCTAATTTATAAGCCATATTTTCTCCTATCTTACATAAACATCAATGGATGTTTTCTCATTAGTTAAGTAGGCTTTACCCTTAAAACCAAAAGGAGTGTCATAAAGTCTACCCTTAACATCACCCCAAGATGAAGGCACAGAAAGGATAATATGACCATCTTGGTCTGAAAGGAAGCCATAAGCATTATAGCTCTTATTCACATTTACACTTGTAGGGAAGTTGTTACCTGAGGAATAAGTCCACTCATAACCACTGTATTCTACCCTACCTAGTGATATAAATTGAGCCAAAGTGTAGATCTGTTGAGTTCCTGACTGATCCAGTCCATCACTAGTCTTATCTGAGAACTTATCATAGCCATTAGCCTTCTCAACTTCTTTCTTACCTGGCTCTTTATCTTGCTTAGAGTACTCAGTTTTCTCTTTTACAGCAGATTTAGGAAGGTAGCCAACAGTACCATTGTACTTATCATAGATAAGCCATTCACCACTGATCTTACCTGTAACCTTATTACACTTGTAGAAGGTGTCAAGCACAGTATTGTCACCATTACCTTTAATGCCCTCTACTTTATCTACTACAATCTCATAGAAAGTTCTTTGTACTCCGCCACTCTTCTTAGGTTTACCTGCATCAGCACTAGTACCACTAGATCCATCAGGAGTATAGTTATCCTGACCTCTGATTCTCACAATTCTAAGAATAGTTGCTCCATATCCTGTGATCGTTCTTGTATGCTCAATCACATGAGTGATACCATTGAAGTTTTGCTCAATAACTCTAGCATTATTGACTCCACCTCCACCATACACAAGAGTGTGTCCATAGGGAGTGCTTGGTTCATTGGTAGAAATGATATCACCCACTTTAAGTTGGGATTCATTTGAGTAAGGAATAACATCAGCAAAGCTACTTACATCATTACCTATACCAATCTGATTACCATTACCTAGTAAAGACCCACCAAATTGTTGAGCTACCCAATTCACAAGGTCTACACACTGGTAGGGTTGACTAGGAGGAAAGCCATCAACATCAATGGATTGTCCCACTACACGCTGTGCAACTTGGTAAGCATTTGTCATATCAATTATACCTCAATCTTATCCTTCAGTAAACTTGAGCACAACCCTGTTATGTAGGAGAAGTCATAGCTAAATTCTTCATTATCTAGTGTAATGATGTTGTCTTTTTTACGACAAAAAATGGAGTATTTTTCCAGAGTAAGCTCTAGATAATCACTATCCATCCACTCCTTAGCTCCTCCATAGTCATGGTTCTTATAAACCTGTCTAAAGAAGTACTCCACAGCAGACTCCACAAGGATTCTATTCCTCATACGTTTCACAAGAAACTTTTTACTCTCCATAGTACTCCATCTCTCTTTCAATCTCTTTTAGGGCATATTCAACCCTCTGAATATCACTCTTAAGGATCTCATTTTGGATCACAGATTGATAATCAGTAGGGTGAGTTGCTAAGTGTGCTTCAAGCTTAAACTGTCTAATCTCCATACTAAGTAGTTGGTTAAGCTTATTCTTGTATCTGTTATATAGCCTTGTTACTATAACGTTCATTACTTCTCCTAGTTGATATGACTGAATTTAAGAAAGTTTCTTAGTGTGATCTGTGCTTCTCCTAGAGCATACACAGTAAAGATCTTCTCACCAGCACTGAATAAGGTACTTCTCTGAGCATCATTTAGATACCAAGCAGAATACATTAGGTCATAACCTTCCATTGGGTTACTATTAGGGAAGATACCCTCACCACTAGCATCATCACCAATCCAGTTACATCCCCATTGTCTTCTAAAGATCTCAGTAAGCTCAATTTCAGACTGCTCACCAGTAGCTTCATTTTTAGCACTGACAACTAAATGGACATCTGATAGAGGAGTTACTTTCTTACCATCACACTGTGATACATCCATCTTAATGATGAACTTTAAGAACCATCTTTGAAACCTATCTAAGTCACTAGGCACAAGTACTCTGAACTGAGCAGATCCTTTAGTTCTATCAATCACAACAGTGTCATTTGGAGATTCATTCTTTTCCTTAGGTGATTCATCCTTACTTTCTAGAGCTTTTTTAACAACTTCAAAGTACTTGTTAGCTCCATCAATACGCTCTTGAAGGGCATTACCAGGAACACCTCCCCAGTCAGCAAGGAAACGAGTAGTAAGCTGTGCAATATCTCCATCACTGGAAGCAACCTCTTTTACCACATTCTTAAGTGTCTCTTCACTCATCATGAAGGCTACTTGTGTATTGAAAGTAAAGATGCTACTGTTTCTAGCTCTAGCAAACTCATAAAGTGCTTTAGACCTTGGACCTGTCCACTGACCTAATCCTAGACCAATCCAGTGTTTACCACCTACATTGTATCCAGGCTCATTAAGAGGGTCTTTGTAGAGAGATGCAAAGGCTTGCCATGATCCCATAAGGTTTTCTGCTGTAGGCTCTTGTGCTACTTTATCATATTGTTTACCTGTAGCATAGTCAGCCTCATATCTTCTAGCTGTTACATTAGACTCTCTCACAAAGTAGCCAATAATAGCAGATACACCTTGTGCCTTAGCCTCAGGAATTTCTTTCTTGATAGCTCTAGCAAAGGTTTTTACTCTTGTTTCAATATCATCACTCTCTGATCCTTCAATACTATCATCTGAGTAAGGAGCACAGGAAGAGGCTGTAGATAAAGAGTCAACATAGTCAAGTGCATAGAGGTCAGTTACCCCTCCTCTACGCTGTTTTGACTGCTGGATTACTCTTGATTTAGTTCTACTAACAGTATTTACTAATTTATTTAGATAATCTACCATTTTCCCTCCTACTGATTAACAATGATATCTCTATCACTATAAAGATATTTAGAAAGCTCTAGTTGCTGTACATGAGAACTTCCTACTTGGTATACATCAGTGATCTTGGTCACAAAGAACCAGTTACTTTCCTTGAGAACCTTCTCATAGTACTTAGAACACGCTGTAAGCTCCCAAACTCCTGCATTAAGGGTAAACAATACCCTATCCCCAGCCTGCACTGTGTGCTTTCTCAGAGGCTCTACAGTCATTGTATAGACTATCTTCCTACGAGAGTTCTTAAGCCGTCTAATAGCTGTTCTATAGAGCTGTTCTGTAGCTTTTAGTCTATCAGCATCAGTAATCTCTTTATTATCCTCTGCTATTGACTGTGTATCATTATCAGTAACAGTACCCCAATAAAGCTCTCCTGCTTCTAGAGCAATACCTTCTTCATCTAGGATAGCAAACTCATCACCAATAATCTCAGGAGCAAACACAGGAAGCTGTGGATAGTCATAAGAACGCTGTGAGTTTACCTTATTACCTGTCTTAATAACAGGGAAGCCTTCAAGCATGAACTTAGGATTATAAAAGATATCCCTAAGTGTTAATGAACTAGCCCCTGAGTCTGACTTATCTGACATAGCTACAGCAATGTTGATAGTATCCTCATAGTTCTCTGATATGTTATCTAAGGACACAAGGTAGTTATACTCATTAATAAGCACATCTCTCTTGATACCAAAGATACCAAACTCAATCAGGTAAGGATCATAGCGATTTACTCTCCAATAGAGTGAAGTAGTCTTCTCACATACTTTTGTAAGGAACTCAAGGAAGGTCTCTCTTGAGAACTCATACTCAATAAGGTTTTTTTCAGCATAGTCATCTACATACTTAATCTTAAAGTCATTTAAGAGGTCATCCTTATGCTGTTCGTTAGACCAATAGCCCATAGCTTGCTCTACAGCAGATACTACTGATCTAGCCTTCACAGTGACATTGGTAGGAAGGGTACGTTTCCCTAGCCTACCAATAACATGTGATGTCTGAACTGTGACTGTACTATTCTGATAGTCACTAGACTTATCTCCTACATAACCTTCATACTTCCAGTCATCAGTTTGAACTACAATGTGTGTATTACCACTAAGTAACTTGGAATATTTTAAAGGTAAGGTTAAGGTTATAGCAGGTACTTCCATTAAGGCAAACTGTACTTGGATGTCATTAAGAAAGTCATCTTTAGGAATAATTACTGACTTCCTACCTGAAGCCTCACTATTAATAATATAACCAATCATACTGTTACACTCTCATAATCTATATAAATACAGGCTGTATCACTCTCTACTCCACTGACTGACACAGTGTTGAGTCCTTTTTTAATATAGGGTAACTCAGCACATAGCTTCAGCACAGAAAGTGAAATATCTTGGTAGTTAAACTCTAAACACTCCCAAGATTTAGCATACTTAAGCTCACCTTTATAGTTAGCTGTGAGTACACCTGAGTATTCTCCCTTAATCTTGAAGTCAATATCATTGATTCTAACAATAGGATCTTTAAAGTCTCCTTCAATAGCAATACTCCACTTGTGACTGTCTAGCACAGTAGTGGATAGGAACTCTCCTGTGAGAACTTCATTTACACAAGTGTCACAGATAGCATGCTTATACATACATTGAAGCCCTTTGCCATCTTTCTTACACTTGGAGCAGTTGTAGACTACTCTCCACTTAGAGTTACATTCCTCAAAGAAGTCATTCATGAACTCTACATTTGTCTGTGCTGTGCATAGGTCAATCATACCATCCATTTCACAACAATCACTCTCACAACACTCACAGTAGTTATTACAGTTAGGTAGTCCATTACAACAGTGTCTTGACTTACCTAAGCAACTAGCTTTCATGTCTAGGAAGTCACAGTTATCATAAGGCTCTAGGAATGTTTTATCTTCATCTGCCTTATACCACACACCATCTGGATTATCAAACTCTACTTTAAACACAAGGTAGTCATCATCTGTGAGTACCCACTGTTTATTGTTTTGAATACTTGTGACATAAGCATTACACCACACAAGCTGTAGTCCTGTCTGTACAGCCCATAGCTTTCCTGGTGTCATTAATTGCTCCATGATGAAGTCATAGTGAGCTTGTACATGCTCTTCTGACCAGTCATGTGTCTTAAGTGCTATCTGCAATGAGATTGTGTTAGAGTCCACAAGAGACATCTTACTAGTGTTACCAACATAAGAACCATTAGTAAAAGTGCGTGAGGTTTTATTCTCACGCAAACTAATACTTTCTGTCTGCTCATCAATAGATTTTCTACCAAGGAACACAAGGTCATTAAATTGGATGTAGCGTTTAGGTTGGGTGAAGTTTTCATCACATCTAAACATTAAACATACCTCATCAATCTGTCAATTCCAAACAACCCATTTAAGTACTGAGACTTATTGTCAATATTTTGACTAATCTTAGCATTATTTGTGTTGTATACATTATTAATTATAGTCTGTCCTGAGCTACTTTGCAAGGCTTTGTTGCCATACTTATTGAGATTATTTAGGAAGTTTAATCCTAGACTCTCTACAGCTTTCTTACGAAGGACATACTCACCAGGGGTAAGCATAGTAGGCACAGTATCAGTTCCTCTTGGAGTCCAATCAACACCAATGACATCACCTTCTGAGTGGTACTCAGGTATGATACCACCAAACTGTCTACGCTTGCCTTTCTTCTTACCTCCACCACTAACTGACTTAGGAGTAGACTCGAAGATGCCTCTTACTGCACTAGCCACAGAGTTCACAAGGGAGTTGAGTGCTTCCTCAATCTTCTTAGCTTCTTCTGAGATCTTAGATGTATCTACATCTTTAGGATCATTACCAGTGGTTCTGTCCTTCATCTCAGTGATCTTGCCAGTGGTCTTATCAACCTTAAGCCCTAATGCTTTAAGTAATTCCTCCCCTTCTTTACTAAGTTTAGAGGTATCTACTAAGTCAAGAGGGATATTCTTAAGAATCTCCTTAGCTTGTTCAGTCTTAATCTGTCCTTTAGCAATAAGATTAGCTAGAGTTTCTAATAAGTTAGTTGAGGATAGTTTTAGAGAGGATATCTCTTTTTCACTAAGTGAGCCAGTATCTTCATAGACTTCTTGGATAGCCTTTTCAATGGTTTCTCCATCCTTAACTATCTTGTCTATAATCTTCTGTCTAACTTTTTCATCAACTACACCAATCTTCTCAAGAATACCATTAAGATCCTTGTTACCCTCTTTATAAGCAGATGCTTTTGTATCACCAAGACCATCAAATGTCCGTAGTTGATTGATAATAGCATCTACATCCTTACCAGTAATTTCAGCAATCTTCTCTTTGGATAGCTTGGAAGCTTGTTGAAGCTTGAACTGTATACCTTGTTTGACAGTATCATCAAAACCTTTACCAGCAACAGTAATACCTACAATCTCTTCTAGGCTAAAGTTTTCAGCATGTTTTGAAACATCATCAAGTATATCTTTCCAAGTCTTATCTTTAACTGTTTTCACAGTCTTAGCAAGCTCACTTGTAGCTTCAGCAAACACTTCATCATTACTTCTAGAGTTTGCAGTAGCAGACTTTCTAAGCTCTTTAGCCCATGCATATAGTTTATCACGTGAAGCATTAACAACTACTTCTTCACTAGCTCCCATATCCATAAGAACTTTCTGGATAGCAGTATCTTGATCCTCTTTAGTACTGAAATTGCTACCCTTAAGTGCATAGTCTAATTGCTCTTTTACCTCAGCAATCTTCTTAAATGGTATTTCAGGAATCTTCTGAGTAGCAATATGTAGAGCATTAAAGGCATCTGTGAAGTTTTTAGAGGAAGCTTCTTGTCTCTTAACTTCTGTGTCAGAAAGAGTTTGAATAGTTGCAACAGTTCCATCTGTGGTATTCTTAAGCTCAACATATTTCTGACCCCACTGAGCATATAAAGCCTGTAAGGACTTCATAAGTTCTAAGTCAGTCACACCAAGCTCTTCCTTCCACTGCGCCCAAGTTTTCTCTTGCCCACCAATATTGACACTGTAGTTATCAACATCTTTAGGAAGATAAGCAGGAGCAAGACCAAGGTTAGCCCCACCTTTACTTAAGTCTCCACCAAACTTGCCTGCGTTACCTGACACAAGGGCTAGAGCATTAGCAATATCAGACTGTGCAGAAGAGTCATTAGTAACAGATTTGTAGAAGTTCCTCATGAGGTCTCCATACTGTTTAGCTTCTTCTTTAAGAGCTTTTACCTTAGCCTCTCTAGCAATCGTAGCCTGTTCTTCCTTATACTTTTTAGCTTCAGCTTCAAGTTTAGCTTGTTCCTTCTTAGCTTGGTTCTCAGCATCATTAGTGAACATACCTTGGATAAGTCCTACAAAACCACCAATACCAGCTCCAATAGCTGTACCAATAGGAGTGAACATTGAACCAATACCAGCACCAGCTAAAGCTCCTGATGCAGTGCTTGTAATCACAGTGGATGCTTGCTTCATGCCTGTAGAAACTTTACTGCTTTGAACAGCATTGTTGATACCATCTAGAGCTATTCCACCAAACATTGTACCAAATGCAAGACCAGCTCCTTTAAGTGACTTACCTAGAGTACCAGCTTTATCAAAACCAGCACCAATAGCCTGTCTGAATGTACCTCCATTTTCTCTAACATTTCTGTAAGCCTGAGCAGAGTCCTTAAACACTTTACTGAGCTTAAGTTGCTCTTTCGTGTTATTTCTAGCTTGTAAGGCTAATCCTGCATAGTAACTTCCCATATCAGGGTCATTAGCAAGAAAGGCTCTTTGACTCTTCTTAGAGTAGTACTTGTCAGCTCTTCTATTCATGAACCCTGAGAAGAGTCCTCCACCTGAGAGAAGACTTTGACCTCCTGTGAGTCCTCCTGCTAAACCTTGCTTAGTAACAGTAGGGAGAGCAAAGTTGCTTAATTGACCTAAGCTATTCACTGTAGTACCAATAAAGGACACAATGTTAGACACAAGAGAGGTAGCTTTACCAATAAGTGCACCAATGATAAGGTACTTACCTACATGACCAAGCACTTCAGCCACTTTAGCAAACATCTCTACCATTACAGTTAGAGTGTTTAAGATCTTTTCAAAGCCTTTTTGTAAGTTTCCTCCACCAAAGGACTTGATAACATTCTCAATAGCTGTAACAACAGCTTTAACGAAGTTTGAGAGTGCTTTAAAGAATCTCACACCTGTGTCAGATGTAAGTGCATTTAGGGCACTAGAAGTGATCCTAGCAAGCACAGGAGCTAAGTAATCAAGTAAGTCTTTTACAACATTACCTAAGTTCTTAAGTCCATTTCTGAAGCCATCATTATCAATCCCTTGTCTTGTGAGTTTCACAAAGTTTGAGAAGAAGTCAAACACAGAAGAGATTAACTTGGATGCTACTTCAATTATAGGGGTTTTCTTAACTAGAAAATCAATTGTTTTGACTAGCTCTTCTGCAAAACCTCTAATAGATGTAACTACTGTAGTTGCATAGGAAGCATTCTTACTATCACCTGTCAGTGTTTTTAACACATCTGACATACCCTTAATGAACTCAGCTAGTCCTTTTACAGCACCACTGTCAACAGCAAGAGTTTGTAGATTAGTGATAACCTCAATGGTGTTAGTGATAGCATCTAGGATACCTCCACTTACAAGCTCTCTACCAATATCAATCCAAGAGGTAAGATATTTGATATAAGCATTACCAGCTTCACCTACAAAGCGACCAATAGCACTTCCTGACTCATTAAAGAAGTTTATCACAGATTGCATCAATCCTTGAAAGTTCTTCATGACATTTGTATCTAGGTTAGATGCAAAGTCTTTACCAAACTTCTCCATTGATTTAATCAGGTTATCACCAAACATAAGTGTAATAGCTCTTGAGAACTTATTGATATTCTCAATTCCTGTACCAATAGCATTACCTAGTGATCTTACATAACCTTCAAATTTAGCACTACCTACAAGATCTGTGATGTTCTTAATGAAGTCTCTTGTAGCCACATACACCTTGTTAAGTGCACCTGGTGTAGTATTACCATCTTCATCCACTTTATCAAACACAAGGAGGTTTGAAAGTGTTTCTTTTAAGTTCTCAATAGCTTGCTTAGGAGTAAGGATAGAAGTCACAAGGCTTTGGAACTTAGGACTGTTACCTACTTCCTTAATGACATCTAGGTATTCATCAGCTGTGATACCCTTCTTCTGGGTAGCTTCAATGATAGACTTGTAGCCTTTAGCCTGAGCAAGTTCTAGAAGCCGTTTATTTACTTCAGAAGCACCAAGAGCAGAGAATCTTTCTCTTGTGAACTTGAAGTCTTGTTGGTTAAGATAACCATTAGCAAGCATTTGAGCTGTTTGCTCTCCTGCTGTCTTAAGACCTTGCACAGGGTTTTGAGTTTGTGCAATAAGCCCAGCAAAGGCTTTTACAATATCTTCAGAGTCTTTACGGTTATAAGCATAGTAAGTTGATGCTTGGTTGAGCAAGTCAGAAGCATCATACACAGAAGCTTTACCATAATCTCCTAATCTCTTAAGAGACTTGTTTACATCCTTCTCATCAAAGCCTAGAGATGACATGTTGACCCTATAGATCTGCATAGCATCCCCTACTTTTTGTGACTCAGACACCATTCCAGCAACACCTTGTCTCAAGGTAGTCACAGCAGATGAAATGATGCCTTGGAAGCCACTGGTAAGCTTTCCATTAACTAATGATGTAAATGACTTCTGTACATTTAAAAGCTCAGATGAGACTGATCTGAGACCACTGAGCATTGTTTTAGCAGGGTTGATAGCTCCTAGCTTAATCATGTTTGATGTCAGACTAGTAAGTGCTCTATCAGCTATAGACATAGCAGATCCTACGTTTTTCCAAGACTCAGCTAAGTTAGTGACCTCTATAGCTTGACCTTTTACCTTGCTACTTCCACCAACACTAGATCCTGATGCCTTGCTCACAAGAGCATTTATATTATTAATCTGTCTTTGAATATCAGAAGTATCAATATTGAGCTTTAAATTAATAGAGGGCAGGTTATTAGACCTGCCCATCTTCTTAATCATACGCTCAATGTCAAGCACAGTCGCTTTCATGTTATTCAATAATTTTGTCTTAGCCTCAATATCGTTAAGACCATTAATTGTAACACTTATAGTACGTACTGACATTAAAACTCTCCTACTTAAGCTACATCCTCAATGTTTCTACGGATTTCATAGAAGTTACCTTCTTCATCACGACTTACAGTGAAGGTAAGTGACAAGGTAATTTCTCCATCTGTACCGAACTCTCTTGAGTTTTCAGTGATAAGAACATTGTTGAATACATAGTATTCTTTAATTCCTCTTGTGTTTTCAACCATTTGAGTTACACGGAAGTGTGTATTTCTCAAACGTTTGTCATTAGCTACAATAAGCTCAACATCACGCTCAGCATTATAAGTCACAAGAAGTTTTTCACCAATGTACATAGGGTTCACAAGAACTGTACCACGGCTCAATCCATGATGTGTTTGAGTAAGAGCGATAAACTCATCATCCTCAAGAGTTACACCAGCAGAGATTGGCATTGATGAAAGGTATGTACAGTCACAGCGGTCTGAAGAGATAATGATTGTGTTACAATCCTCATAGTACAAGTCAGGAATTACAAGCGATCCATATTCTTTACCATCTACTTCAATACGCTCTACTGTGAAGCTATCTGTCACAGGGATGCCACTTGTAAGCTTCTTAGACATAGATTGAAGTGGGTTCAACCAGTAGTCGTTACAAGAAGTTGTAGTAGCTGTGATCTCTTTAGTGATCTCAATTTGTGACTTATCATATTGACGTCCAAAACATCTAGCATCTGTAGTAGGTACTGAGATGTTGTGTGTGAATGATGTCAAACATGAGAGCAATACATTTGAGAACTTACGCAACTCAGAACGGTCATTTACAATCATTGGAGATGAAAGTCCAATTTGACCATCAAAGTCATCTGTTCCAAGGTAAGTAACTTCATAAGAGATTACTACACCGTGGTCAGAAGGTTTCCATCCTGTACCTGTTTGAGTCATTGCTTTTGTATCAGCAAGGTCAATAGTACGAAGGACGAATCCAGGTGCATAAGTTTCAAAGTTGTATGTATATACGTATGAGTTAGCCTGAGCAAGATCTGTAAAGTCTGCTACAGCAACTTTAAGTTGGTATTGACCAGCTTTAGGAACGTTTACATATACCATGTTGAAACCAAGTGCATAGTCATCAGCATCAGAACGTACTTGGTAGTTCACCTTGATAGCTTTATTATCAGCTTTCACATAAAGTGTACCTGTGTTGAAACATTTCAAAGGTGTACAGTTGAGTTGATCTTCAGGCACATCCTTACGTACATATTGTACTAAAGTACCAGTAGGAATTTGTACTTGTTTGTTAGCTTTCCAGCGAACACAAGGACGGATTTCCTCATTGATAGCAACAATAATTTTATTGTCTTTATCTTGGGTATTGTAACCGTACATAGGATGAGACATATCTACAAAACAGTTAGACATTTATTTCTCCTTTTTCTTGTTATCAGCTTGCACTGAAGGTTTTGGTTTATTAGTTTCTTCAACCATGTGTTCACGGACACGTGCCATTGCTTGAAGCTCAAGTCGGCTACCGTGACGGTTTGCAATCTCATTACGAGACATGAAGAACTCATCTACATTTAGTGGTTTTTCCACAGCCATGTTCTCTCTCCTTCTTAACATGTATAAATTGATAAGGTAGCAGGGAATGAGAACATTTCAACTTCATCTACAAGCTCATTAGAGAAGTCTAGAGGACATCCCACATCAAGCACTTTAGCATTGATAGGTAAGTACCAGTTATCTAATGAAGCTACATCCTGAGCGAATGTCTTTCTCTGAATACCTTTTGGGGTTTTAACTTGATGAACCAACATATTTGATATTTGACAGTGCACTTCTTCTCTGTACTCAAGTTTACCCTCAGGAGTGTTCTCAATACATACCCTACCAGTAGGGGGAGACACAGATGAGTAATATACAGAGAATGTTACATAGAATCTAGGGAAGCACTTAGAAGAGTTATCACAAGAAACATCAATCGCCAAGAATGGAAACTCAGCTCCTTGATTAAGTTGAAAATGCTCAGTAGTTCCTACGTGTTGGTTAAACTGCACATCAAAGTTATCATAACGTTTTCTAGGGTCTAGCTCTTCAGGATGGTCAGGTTGAATGAAGTAATCTAGAACACCAGCTCCATACATCTGAAGCCATTTCTTAATGTTTATGTATATTGCACTATTCATTTCTGTAGCCTCTTAGGAATCTTAACAGCCAATCTACTTTCAGCTCTTTCTCTATATGCAGTCACAGCAGACTTATCGCTCTGAGTTAGAATTGCTGTACCTGATCCCCGTCTACCTGAAGGGTGCTTAGCAGAGTACTGACCTACTCCACCTTTCACAAGTTCTCCTTCTCCTACATTCAGGAAACCTTCCATGAGAAAGTCAAATGGAGGATAATTAGGATAGCCTCGCTCAACATAAACCTTGGTATAGTATCTAACTTTACCTCTCTTAGTAGGAGGGAAGTCATTACGATCACTATACACTTCAAAGCCATCACTGACTTTTCTTATCTTAACTGAGTTTACCATTCTACCTGTTTGCTTTGAAGCAATAGCCTTAGCTTCCAAAGTACCAGTAAGAACAAAGTCGGTAAACTCTTCCACAAACTCAGTACCTTTCCAGTCATGAATATCAGTCGTGGTCACGTGTAATCACCCCCTGTAGTTGTTTAACATAAGGTGCACACTCAAGTACTTTCTGTTCACTCTCACGTGGTGACAGTCTTTCACCTGTCATTTTTATATCCCAGCACCCAGGCATGATCTCATAAGTGCGACATGCAACTACTTTCCAAAACATATAACCTGCATCTTCAGGACATTCCCAATAGTTACACTTGGTAGATATTCTTTGAAGGATGTAATATCCATGCTTAATATCAAAGTCACAGGAATGATGTTGGTTATGTAGTGAGAAGTAGAATGTTTCTAATTGCCTAGAGCCTTCAAGGGTGTGTGTTGTAGTTGCATCACTCTCAGAACCTCTAGACGTAGGCATGTGATCTACACAGTATAGATGTTCGACCTCTTCCCACAAGCACTTCATGACCTGCCTAGAGTTCTCATCATAAGTAGGTGTTGCTGTACCTTGTCGTAACACAAGGATCTCTCTATTAGTTCTAGGTAAAGGCATCTACTACCTCCTAGTTTTCAAGGTGATCTGTAACAGTATTAGGATCTCCATTCAACACAGGAGTCTCTTCTGTAGGTTTTGGCTCTTCTACAGGCTTAGGATCTGGTTTTGATTCTTCAGGGATATGAAACTCAGTCTCTTCTACATTTCTTACATAGGTAGCTTCTGTGTTATCAGGTACTTCAGAGAAAGTATTTCTGATTACACCTTCTTTATCTGTGTATCTTAAGTTAGTTAGATACTTACCTAAGATATCATCAACAGGATATGTCTTACCTTGTTCAAAGATGTAAAGTCTTCCACTGTAGTAAGTTCTATACACAGTTCTATAAGTTTCTACTCCACTAATTGAGCGACCAGTACCACACTTGGAACAGCCATAAGAGCGTTGCTCTCTAGCATACTCTCCATTGTATCTTACTTGCATTCTTTTCTTCTCCCAATAGCTAAGTACATATTTTCTGTGTAAACTTTCTTACACAGGGATAGTGAACTAAGTGTCTTAAGTGCCCATGTATTGATAAGCTTAACATAAACTGTTTCTAGACTTGTTTTATCTACAGTCCACTTACGAACAATGTAGTCTACTGATTTCTGCTCTAAAACAGCTCCAACAGCAAGTCTATCCATGTTAGCACACTCATCAAGTGAGCCACAATTGTTCTGATAAGCCACAAAGATGTTCATGAAGTGACACATTGCTTCAAAGATGCAGTCAGGTAGACTGGCAGAAGTATAACCAGCTTCATAATCAAGAATAATCTTGTACTCAGTCTCACAGGAGCAAGGATCACAGCATCTACAACATGGACTTAACTCTTCAGTAACGTTGATTAGGATAGTTCCATCAACAAAAGACCAGTTGTACTTATCAGGAGTAATTTCATACTCCTCACGCTCTAGACCTTTTCTCTTGTGCATATATACCTTTAGTGTAGAAGGATCAAAGCCTTTAAAGTAGTAAGGCTTAATCTCAACCATTGCATCACATCCACAGATGTCGAAGTCTTTTACTTCAATGACTTCATGTCTTCTAGCTCTTAAGATAGTATCACATTCACCATCAGTCCAACAGAACAATCTAGCAAGTACACGGAGAAAGCTCTCCATGTACCGTTGCATAGTTGCTCCATCATCACAGTCAAAACAGCCACACCTATCTTGAAGCTTCTGTGTAATCTTCATTAACTCCAATTCAGGTTGCATATCTTAACTCCTTATTTTGCAGGGATAGTAGCCATAGGGAATGGATTGAGACCTGTAAGAAGACCTTGGATACGTTCGAATACCACAGCAGGGCAAGTTTGATCCAATGGAATGTTGGCAATCAACAAGTGAGAGATAGGTGAGTTAGTATGTACCAAACCGAAGTTTTCATACTTGTCACAGATCACTTCACATCCTGGTACTGAAGCATCATCTGTACGTTGAGTGTAGATAGATGATTGTGGTACAAACAAGTCATATTGAGTCAAAGCTTCAACTCTAGACAAGTCAATCACATAAGCTTCACCAGTCATTGTCTTTTCAAGGTCATAAGGCAAGTGGTAAGATACACCGAATGGAATACCACGGAATGAGATAGACTCTCCATTCACTGACCAACCTTGAGGAAGTTTACCATCTTTACCTGGAACGATTTCAGATTTAATTCCACGAAGTGTAAGAGGGTGAACATAGATCTTGTATCGTGCAGATTGGTTGTTCAATACATCTAGGTAGCAAGCTACTTGACGGAAAGCACCAATGATAGAACCTGAAGCATCAATAGGAGTAACCCCTGGGTGAGACATCATTTCAGCCACACCAGCGAAAGGACGAAGACCTTGACCTTGGAAGTTCAACATACCTTGAACGATATGACGTTGAACGATAAAGGCAAATGTGTACCATGCCATGAATTGTTCAGCTTCTTCATAAGACATACCCAAACGTTGGAAGATGTTGATAAGATCTCCTTGTTTGAAGTGCATTTTGTCTTTCATCAAGCGGTCAAGTCGAGTTTCACAGTCTTTGAAACAGAGGTAACGTACAGGTGTAGCATCACCAGTTGCTTGCATAGTGAATTTTTCAGTGAAACAGCAGGCATCTGAAGTATCATTAGCAAAGTCTGGTGCTTTAGTACCCCAAGTGATACCTTCCATGATCCAGTCACCATTTTTAGCTTGACGCAAAGCTCCGAAAGATGATTGTTCAAAACGTTTAAGAATATCGTTTACCAATTCATCATCCATACCAACTTCACGAAGTGAAGGTTGAGCTTTAGACCAGTCACGTGAGATACCAAAAGGAATCTTACCATCTTCATTAGTGAAGTTTTCTTTGTTACCTAGTTGAGCTTTAGTACGCTCATACAAGTTATCAATAGCTTCACCAAGCAAAATATCAAAATTTACTTTAGTCAATTTATTGTCCTCCAAAACGAACTCGTCCAAAACGGTTCTTAGGTTGTTCTTCTTCTACTTTAGAAGCTTTCTCAACCACAGGGTTTGCTTTTTCAAGCAACACAGCTAGTTTAGAAAGTTGTCCTTCTACAGCATCTTCATTAGCTGTCTTTTCTGCAATGATAGCATCTTTTTCTGCAATTTCAGCTTTAAGAGCTTCATTTTCAGCAGTCAATGACTCAATAGCTTCAATAGCTTGTGCCAATGCCTGAGACTCTTCTGTTTTAGCCTCTTCTTTAGCAGGCTCTTCAGTAGCTTCCTCTACCTTTTCTTCAGCTTCTTCAGCTTTAGGCTCTTCTTCAACCACAGGAGCTTCTTCAAGGACTTCATCCTCTTTCACTTCTTCTGGTTCTACTTGAGCAGAAAGGTGAGCAAGTACTTTTTCAAGAATTTCTTTATTCTTCAAGTGTTCTTCCTCATTTCTTACTAGTAAGGATGGATCATAGCCACCACTTTTAGCATTACCAGGATTACCCACAAAAGAGAATCCTGTAATTTCTACCTTATCTGTGATAGGTACATCAATATCACCACCATGCTCAACATTATAAGCAATGAGTTTTGCATACTCTTCTATGTCTTCATCACCAATTTCTTTGTGATACCACAAGAACTCTGAAGATATTGCAAAAGGCTCATCTTGAAGGATCATGTCCTTAACGTTGCTTAGTTGTGTATTCACATGAGGCTTAACTAGTAGATCATATCTACCATTTTCATCCTGAATAAGCTTAAGGTCACTTTTTCTAAAGTAACCTTCCCTAACAGGATAACTATTGAGATCTCTGTGACCAGTTGATACATATCCCTCAAATGTTTCATCAATGCTGTCATACCAGTTTTTCAAAGTACCCTTACACAAGTAAAGTCTAATTGTACCATCCTGATAAAGCACAGATCCTTCAGATAAGAGGGTCATGTAACCATCACTATTGTCAACCTTATCCACAGATAGGCACTCTTTTTCTGTGCTCTCTTGAGATAAGTTTAGAATGTTATCTAGACTATCTTTTCTTTCAAGATAATCATTGATCTCATTCATGATCTTACCTGCGATCTGTGTCTTGATGTGCATTATTCAATAACCTCAAACAAATTATATTTAAGTTTTCTTACTTTCTTACCACCACATGAGGCACAGTAGGCATATTCATACTCAACACCATCTTGTTTGAGCCCTGCCTCTGTCTCAGGTGAGTAAGGTAGCTGTTCTGTTTGCTCCTTTAGACTAGCCAAGAGAACTTCATCAGTAGTTTCATACCAACCTTCGCTCTCTTGGTTGTCACCAGGATAAAATTCAAAGAACTTACGTGAGTTTTGGATAATACCTTTATCATTCAGAAAGCTTACTCTAGCGACTAGGTCACGCTTCAGGAATCTTGATACTCTAAATTTACTCACTATCTTTCTCTACCTTCTTCTTTGTAGTCTTTTTAGGCTTCTTAGCCTCTACTGCTTTAACAGTTGTACCCTCAGTGATAGAAGAAATAACTTCAGACTCTCTACCAAACTGTTTAGCACGTACTTCACGCATAAACTCTTGATAGGTTTGTCCTACGCTCTTTACTTCTGTCATTATTTATCTCCTTCATAAGTGATAGGGAATCCATAACAGTCAAACTCAGTCTCTTTAAGTGGAACTTCTTCAAGTTCATAGTTAAATTCATACTTATCACCACAGCAATAAGTGAATGACTTGAACTTGTTATCATCAACATCAAAGTATTGAATCTGTTCATGTCCTACAACTACTCGTCTTACTTGAGCCAAGATTGTTTCAGCTAGAGGTGACTTGAAACTTTTAGTTTCCCCATCTACTACAACCTTAAGGTTCATTTTAGGAACTTTAATCGTGTTAGCCATTAAACATGCTCCTTCCTTGCATAATTATATTCACATTATAACAAAAAGAGGTAGGGAGTCAACCCTACCACAACTAAATTAAAACTTGATAGTATCAATAACCTTAGCTGTACCATGCTCAAGCTTGTAATGGTTAATTAAATCCATGATAGCTTCCATCTCGAATGGATCAAATGTAGCATCAAAGTCATTGATGAACTCATCTTCCTTGATGTGTACAGTACCACGAACCTCAGGCTTACCACCTTTACCTTTACCAATCACAAAACCTACAATGTAGTTTGCATAGATGTGACCAGTAGATTGTTCCATAAGAGCACGTTGGTCAACCACAAAGGTGTAAACCTTTTCAGTCTTACCATCTCCCATGTCTTGGTCAGAAACTTTCACACGATTGTCAAAAGCAATCTCAACATTCACAGCGTATGATGTACGTGGAGTACGGAGCATATTACCAGATGCACCAATAGTAGGGATCTTTTGTGCTACGTTCTCTGTACCACCATTGATAAGCACTTCTGCATCAAGGTCAGTCAAGTCTGCATATTTACGTAGTGTGTACACAGGTTTTCCATTGCGTACATACTCAGGCATAATCTCTTTACGCTTAGTATCTAAGAATCCAAGTACATCACCAAGTACTTCAGTCATTTAATCTTCCTCCATGCCTGTACATGTCCTTAAGGGAATTTGTACTAGGCTTATCTTTAGCTTCAATAGCCTTTTGTTGTTTCTCAGGTGTTAGAAGTTCATAAGCATAAGGCTCAGGAACTCCCCAATCAGTAACATACTTACCTTTAGACTCTTCATCAAGGTTAAGATAGTCATTGTAGCTCTTAAAGGCATTATTATTGACTAACTTAGCATAATACACAGTCACATCAGGGTAGTACATCTGATCTGCAACATATTGGTAGTCCATTCTGTACTCTTTAACCACAGCAAGGACTTTCTCCTCTATGTCATCAAGGTTTATAGCTACCATGTCCTCATAAGCAAGTCCATGGTAATCATCTCTCTCTTTTATCTTTCCATTAACCCAAGCCCAGTTATACCTTACTAGGTAACTAACCAGCTTGAAAAAACGAAGGGTTATTCTCGATAATCTTTGTGCAAGTCTCAATCAATGATGTGTCAGTGATATATTGCATCAAATGGTCAGGAATACCAAGAACTGTACCTACAAGTTTCTCACAAGCATTAATTACATCATCATCAAAGACTTCATAGACTTTAAGCAGATCATCCACAGTGTAGATCTCTGAATCTCCATCTTCATTAAACTTAGTGAAAGCTAGTGTGATTGTAGAAGCATAGTTACGAACTCTACGTGCAATACGTGCTGTAATGAACTTCTGATCTGCATTGATGAGTTGTTTATATGCAGTACCATCCATAACACGTTCAGCAGTTGCAGGTGTTTCACTTGTCACAGGAAGCCATAACTCCACTGTGTAGTTCTTAGGATCAATAGATTGAACCTTAGTAGGATCACCATTCACAATGCTAGTTGTTGGTGTTTCAATAGCCACTGGTGTGTCTGATTTAGTTGCATCAATAACTTTCTCCTGCATCTTAGCAAGCTCTTCAATCGTCATAATTTTGTCTGACATTTTATACTCCTACACAATTAAGTTTTTGGCTAGATAAGCATCAGCCATTCGTTGGTCAATATTCTTCAAGCGTTCATACACATCAAGGATGTAAATGTCATTATTGTAGTTGTAGCTATTAGCAAACTCATAACTATCAAACTTGATATGCTCTTTCAATCCTGTAGATTTTTGAAGCAAGTGTACAATCTGTCCTAAGAAATGATCTCGCATTGGAATGATTGTGTTCTTCATAGCGTTGTCAATGATGCTGTAAGTACCAATGTTTGATACTGTTTTATTTAGGTCAAACAGTCTAGCTGGTACTCCAAACATCTGACAGATAATAGCTGGAACATACTGTGATAAGTAGTCCAGGAAGTCAGTTGCTTTAGTATCACGCTCTAGTTGCTCAAGGTTTTGGAAGTTTCCTGAGTACACAATAGCATCATTGAACTCAGTCTCAGAAAGCTTCTCAGCAAAAGCGTTCATATCCTCAACAATCTTCTGAGTACGTTCTGCCTTAGCAGTTCTACCCATGTCAAGTAGCTCTCCACTAGAGAAAGCAGAACCTTGCTCTACACTTTCCTCAATCTGTTCTTCCAAGGTATCTTTAGCTTGTAAAGCGATAGTACCAATACCATTTCTTGAAATATCATAATTCATACGGTTAAGGATATTCAGAATAAGCTCTACACGCTTTCTATCCTTAAGCAAAGGACTCATACAGAATACCTGTGATGTATCTAGTCTTACACAAGCGAACTCATCACTAGTCACAACCATGACATCATTCTTGTACTTCTCAGGATCCTTAAGGATTTCTTTGATATCATCCTCTGAGTAGTCAGATGCTACTCTAGGGTTTCCTGTTTTCTGTACATAAGGTGTTCTGTAGTAGTCACCCCTCTTGATAAGGTAAGTCAAGTTTTGTCTTAATACAGGCATCTTAGGGTAGTCAATCACACAAGCGAGAATGTCCTTAGGGTGAATACCAACAAGACCTTCTTTTGTGTTTAGGATACCATAGTACCCATACTTTCTATACCCTTTAGCTACTTGCTTCAATACATCATAGTTTCGTTGTCCATTGAAATTATGACCATAAAGGAATTTTCTCAACTCCTTATCCTTACTGAAGTCATCAGTAGTGAGTGAATTAGTGAACATGTAATTGACAATGTTATCTAGGATGTAATCAACATCAGGTAGGTCAAGAGCTAATTGCTCAATCTCTTCTAGATTTTCATTGATAGATGTTCCTCTGAACCCTGTACTCGAATAGATCAATCTGTCCTTGTAGTCAGCAAGGAAGTGCCTATCCATTGCACATTGACCATCACAGTCGTCTTTCTTACACTTTCCACAAGTCATTATGACCCTCCTAGATAATACAATTCAGCCACATGTAGAGAAAGCAATACACTATCCAGTTCATCAGGAGACTGTCTGAGTAGCTTTTTAATCTCTGCCTTAGGTCTGATTTTCACTTTTCTGTCTTCTGGTCTTTGAACCTCAGACACAAATGACATCTGCCTTGAAATAGCATCCCATACTTTTCTCACAAATGAAACCCTCTGTGCTTCCATCATACCTCTTAACATTAGGTGCATTTCAGCTCTTCTGTTAAAGGCATATTCAGCACTAGGGTCTTTACCAATGATCTTGATTTCAGTAGGCTTACCACCAAAGTTAATGTCATACACAGGGCATTTAAGCTGTCCTGACAACCTTCTCATCTTGAGAGGCTGTACAATATGTGCTCCACCACCAGCATCTATGCCGATAGCTTTCACATTGAGCTGGTTTGCTATAGTCACAATCTTATTGACAATCTCAATCGCTGTGATTCCATCAATCCACTCTTTAGGCTTAATGTCCATAGTATCAATAGCTGTGAAGTGATTAGACTTGTCCACAGAAGAGATAGTTACCTGGATAGAGTCCGCACCTTTATAGGCACTATCCACTCCAAGGAAGAACTCTAAGCCCTCTGTTTTCATGTCAAAGTCATCAAGAATATCAGGTGAGGCATCAAAGAATGAAGATCTCTCAGTAGGAAACTCACACAAGAGGTTTTCTCTGATTGAATCCTCTGTGATTGTAAACTGAGATCTCATCAGCTCATCCTTTGTGTACTTGATGCTTCCTTCCTCCATTGCTGTAACCACATCTAGCCACATAACAAATTCATCATCAGCAAGGTCTTCATTGGTCATGAAGTCGTAAAAACTATTCAATGACCTTGGGTTTGAGATTAGGTACATAATCAACTTACGACCATCATCTGATTCAAATTCTCTACGACCCATGTGACCAAGGGCAATAGGCGAGATATCAGATGCTTCATCCCCAAACATGTTACCTCCACGACCAATAACATGGATTTTAGACGGATCGGTATAGTTACTACCTGCGGAAAGACCCTCTAACTTACCACCATTCCTGAATGTGAACCCTTCACTAGAGAATGATGATAAACCACGCTTTAGTCGCTTATCCACTGATGTTACATCCTTTTCATCAAAGGACAACATAGACTTAACATCAGGGTGAGCGTTCACTAGGATTTCCCTAGCGTGCTGGATGATAATTCCTGAATACTCTTGTGTTGATCCTACAGCATAGCAGTTCTCACCTTCATAGGCAAAATGGTTTGACATAATACCACAAAGGAATGACTTACCATACCGAGGAGTAGCCACACAGTATCCTGTTTTGAAGTCTCCACTAAGGAACGCTCCAAATTGCACAGCTTGAGACCACCATAGCTCTAAGTTAAACTCAGATAATGCTGTGGTGAACCCAAGCTTGTAATACTCTAATTCTTTTTCAAAACCAAACCTCTCACGAATGGTATTTCGCTTAAAGTGTTTTGGTATTTTTCCCTTCACAGCATCTTTCAGTTGATTCTGTGGAGTTACTTGATCCAAAAGGATTGATAACTTCTCCTTGTTGGATAAAACCTTACGCTTTTGAGTAAGTAACCCAACATCTGCATCTTGGATGTGCATAAACAGTATCTCCTCCTGTGTAATCAAGACTTTCTGAGATCTGAACTGAAGGAGCTACAGCCTGGAAGCTTTCATCCACAGGAATGGTCAAACCATCCATAGCCTTACAGATAGGGCATGTTCGCTTATCACCTACAGCGTTCCATGTTTTCATGAGCTGTTCACCTGTGATGTCTCCAAAGAGTTTAGCACTTTGCACAGAAGCTTTCTCAATTCCCATCTGTGTCTCACTTAAAGCAAGACGGTCAATGTTAGACCAATAGGACTTGTAGATCTCATCCTTGCTCTGAGTGTCCTTATTCTCGTTCACAAGCTTCTTAAGGTCTTTTACATGACCATCAAGAATTTCTCTCAGTCTTCCACGATTACTTCTCACAAAAGAAGAAGTATCAACACCATTTCTCAGGTTTATTAGATCCTGTGGATAGATGTTGTATCCTAAGGCATCCAAGATGTAATCAATCTCATCTAGGAATGTCGAAGAGTACATATCCACAAGGTAGTCAATGACAGCATCTTCAGCAGTCAAATAATCACCATCATAGATCACTGAGGATGCAAATGTCTCTAATAAAACCAAAAGATCAGGATAATAGCTATCAAAAACCTTATTTCTAGGGTTCTTCTTAGTCATTCATATCTCCAAACAACTCATCAAGCTTAGCTTTAGTATAATTCTTAAGCTCCTCAACACCATCCTTGGTATCGTGGTTGACATTGACAGTAGTTTGAGTTGCTTTACCCTCAATACGGTCAGCCCACTCCTTACGCTCATAGTTATCTTCAAAACTAGCCATAATTTGAAGCATAGCATTTTTAGCCACAGGAGTTGCAGGAGGAATTGAGTTATAGACTTCAAAGCCTATCTTACTCACAAGAACTTCATCTACGTCTACTAGCCCCCAACGCATTTGATAAAGCTTTAGTGAATCCTCATCCAAGAGACTGAGTTCTCGCATTGTTTCAGAGTAAAGTTTACCAGTTCTAGCCATACTAGCAAACCTCCAAAATTTGATATACACCCTATAGGGCTTGAACCTATAACCGCACGCTTAGAAGGCGTGTGCTCTATCCAGTTGAGCTAAGGATGCTTAATGGGTAACATGAGAACAAGTTACCCTACACGTGTAAGCCCCTGACAGGATTTGAACCTGCGATCAAGCTTTTGCAGAGCCATGCCTTTGACCTCTTGGCTACAAGGGCTTAAGTGGTGAGAGGGAAAAATACCAACAAAAACCTCTCACCATGAAACAACCACCGCTCACCACGAGCAATCTATCCTAGGCATCACAGAAAGGAATAGGTGTGCCTGATATTAAGTATATCAGATTAGGGTTTCTCTGTCAACCCTTTTTGAAAATAAATTCCTAAAAGTATTGCTTCTGCATCATCATCACATTCAATCTCATAACCGAGCTCTGTGCAAAGCTCAATAGCCTTAGTCTTAGCATCAGCTCTTTTACCGTTTAGCTTAAACTCTTTTCTCCACACAGTTGGGAATACAAACTTAACCTCTTGATCCTTAAGCTCTCTTAAAACCATTCCTTGCACCTGTGCTAATTTCACAAGAACGGACTGATTGTGTATAATTTTTAAATCCTCAATCCCCACAAGATCAAACTTGCCATATTTCTCACAGAGTAATCTCACAAACTCTGCCATGTAATTCCCTCTCACAAGAAGTTCTTTGTCTGTGCTTTTAATCACACCATAATCAACTAAAACTTCATCCTCAAAAACTGCATATCCTGAACTTTTTGTGCTTAGGTCTAGACTTAGAATTTTCATGCTTATAATCTTAGCACAAGAATGAAAATCTGTCAACAACCCTCTTTTTATCTTGGCATAAATGATTTATATATATAATATATTACTTAACTACTAGCTTAATACTTAATGATTAATGATTAATACTAAGTACTTAATACTTAATGATTAACTACTAAGTAACTAAGTAGTATAGTTAAGTTAATTATATATACTAATCATTAATGCTTAGATTAATAACTTAGTAATTAAGTAACTTAGTAGATTAGTAGTTAGTAACTAAGTAACTAATGATTAATGATTAAGTTATTATATATGTGAATCATCTGTGCTCAGATAGATATTTTAGGAAAACTTTATTATTTTACCTATTGACTATAATCGTTCACTGTGCTAAAATAATCCTTAGCTAGCCAAAGGAGTATATAAATGTACAGTAAAATTTTTAACCTCTACTTCAGTAAAGATAGACATCCAGGAAACAATATCATCTCAGAGGAATACTTTCAAGCTTCTGTGGAATTGGAAGGAAAGAGAGTAGCCAATGGAAGTCTAAAGCAGAATGTTAAAGACCTTGTGAAATTGCACTATGGTAAAGAAATCACAGAGATAGAGTACTCTAGAAGCCCCCTTAGAGACTACTATCACCTGTGCACAGAAGAGTTAAGTCACAGTGAGCTAGGAAAGCTTTATTTTGACCTAATGAGCATGACTTACAAAGGCATGGAATTAGTTGATCTTGTGTATAAAGAAAATGGATCACAAGCAGTAGCCAACTTCCTCTATAGTGCTAAGTATAACTACTTCCACAGGGTAAGCATTGAGGATTACGAATATTACAATCCTATTCCTTTTAGATTTTTCCTAAGCTTAGATCACAAGAAGTTTATGCCTAAGTCTTCACAGGAGATGTTATTCTATGAAAAGATAGTCAGCCCTAGAGCTTATGGTAAGTTTGTAGCCTTAAGCACAAAGAGGATGGATAGATACCGAGATAGATATTCACGCTATCTTAACAGCTACTTTACCACAGAGGACTTCACAGCCAAGTTTAGATTTAATCCTAACTTCACAAGAATGGTCACAAGAAAGATTATCATGAAAGATAAGCTTCAAATGCTAGATGAATGGCTTAAGCTCTACAACTTAACCCCTATTCAGTATTATTCATGCTTTAGCATTAAGTCTGACACAGTAACACCTCATATGGAACTAATCTGTGAGAAAGCAGGAATGGACACAAGAAGATTTATCTTTAACTCCTTAATCCTTAGCCTTGAGAAGCATATAGCCAATCCTTTCTATGGTGAGAAAGGTCATGCTAATCCTGAGAGGTCACTAGCGATTCAATCAAGTAAATTTTTAAAGGAAACTGAAGGAACTCCTTCATTCTAAATTTAGTAGGTTACATTTTAGTAACCTCTTTTATTTTACTTGGTTAACTCTTTTTAAACCCTAATTTAACCTTATGAAATCATGCTGGTATTTTTAAGAAGGTAATTTTAAGGTTTAATTTTCAATTAATGTAGGAAGGTAAGTAACCCTATTTTTTATTTTAAGGAAGAATTGTATTACATTTTTACATACCTTTGGTATCTAGTGAATAAGGGTTAGAATGGAAGTAGCCTTAGGTAAGATGTAACCTAGCAGGTAACCATAAGTGACAGTAGGGTTGAGGGTATATTAGGTAGATTGTACCTAACCCATTTTTTAAGGATAAAAATGTACTGGTGAATAGACAAATCCTGACCCCCTTCCTACCTCCCTATTTTTTAATCGACCTAACATTTTTCCATTTTTAACAACCTAACCTAACCCTCTTTGTAACAATGGAGGGGGAAATTAGAAAAAATTAACATAGCTTAACAAAAAAATTAACATACCTTAATTTATTTCTTAACCCACCTTAACCTCCATTACCTTACTGTACTATCTACCCTCTTATCTTACCCAACATAAAAAGCAACCATTAAATGATTGCCTTAGTCCTTCCATCTCTTAGCTATCCTATAGCTACTGTATATCACTACCTTATCTCCCTCTAGTCCACGAAGAGCCTCCTTTATATGTCTAGCATATATAGAAGCTTCTTCTATAATAACTTGATAGCTGTTACCTCCTGTAATAAGTATTAGGTCTTCTTCATCTACCATATGAGAGTAGAGTACAGAAGTCCTCTTCTTTCTACCTTCTCTATAGGTGAGTACATTACCCTCAATCCTGATTGATTGCTTGTGATTATTACTAATCTCTATAATCTTTATCATGGAT